CCGCAGTATTGTCAGCAGCGGTGGTATTTGCGTCTAAAGCTAAAGCACCTACAGCAGTATTACCTGTGCCTGTGGAGTTTGCGTTTAATGAATTATAGCCCACTGCTGTGTTGTTACTTGCTGTGGTGTTTGCGCCTAATGCGTCTCTACCAACGGCAACATTTGATCCGCCTGTTGTGTTGGCTTCTAGTGAGCTGCGACCCAAGGCTGTATTGTTAGATGCTGTGGTGTTAGCTGTTAATGCGCCATATCCAACTGCTACGTTTTCACCTCCAGTAGTAATCGCATCACCTGCAAGACCACCGATGAGGGTATTGTTTGTGCCTGTGGTTATATCATTACCTGCCGCATGTCCTACAGCGACGTTGTACCCTGCACCATCATAGTTTAAAGCGGCTAAAGTCGCATACCCAACAGCAACATTAGAACTTCCAGTGTCTTCTGATTGTAATGCATTCTTTCCTATTGCAACGTTAGTGTCACCCGTAGTAATCGCAGTACCTGCTTCATCGCCTACGACAACATTATAATTACCACCGCTTACAATGCTGTTACCTGCGTTGACACCTAGTCTTAGGTTGCTTGTTCCTGCTGAAGCAGTAATTAAGTCTGCACCATCTGCAAGCGTTACGTCTCCGCTGATACCAAGGGTTCCAGATATATCAGCATTCCCATTAACATCAATAGTGGCAGCCGCAATCTGAATTTCCGTATCCGCTACAATGTCTAACTGGCCGTCTACGCTTGAGTTAATGTAGATCGCAGTGTCGCGGAACTGAACTTTGTCTGTTGTACTAAGTTCTATATTGGTGCCGCCTGACGTATTACCAGCCGTCAAAACCTCAGCCAGCGTATCGGTAACACCCGGATCAACACCCGCCATCGCGTCAACCACTGATGCGCCAGAGCCTGCGCCGTCAAGGTAAACGACTGCCGTCTTGCCGGTGGCAATCGTGACGTTCGCGCCTGAGCCTTGAGAGATAGCAATCGATTGAGAACCAGTGGTCGCGTTCTCGATGAACATAACCCGAGATACCGTATTAGGCGCAATCGTACAGGTTCTCGTCGCGGTCAAACTACCCGCAGACGTAATCTTAAAGTACATTGCGCGAGCAGGATCAGAAGCACCATCGGCAACGGTAGTTGTCGCATCTGCATCTGAGCTAAAGACTTGCTGGGTAGCGTAGCCTAGTGCTTCACCGATAAGTTCTAAATTGGTATTTGTGGATGTTCCCCAAGTTCCCGATTCGTCCCCTGTGGAAATCTCTTTTAATCGAAGGTCATTTACATAAGTTGCCATTTAAGCTACCTCTTGCCAATTTGGTGTTTGGCTGTCATCAATACTTGACCAGCCAGGTGTTTGAGATTCATCAACGTTCTGCCAATTTGCATCTTGCCCAGGAATGATGTTGCCCCAGACCAAGGCTTGGCCGACTTGACTTTGAGCACTAAGTCCAGAAGGTTCAATAACGACATTACCAACAAAGCTAATATCCCCGACTGCACCCGTTGCAGAAACACCCGTGACAGGGAAGACGTTGCTTGTTCGAGTTGTAACAGTTCCGACCGATCCAGTTGCCGATAATCCTGTCGGAATTGTAACCGCTGAAGCTGTAACCGTAACCGAACCAATTGCGCTTGTAGCGGAGACTCCGTCAACTGAAACAATAGCGTCAGCCGCAACCGTAACGGATCCAACAGCTCCCGTCCCGGAAACGCCTGTGACCGAGATATTTGCATCAGCCGTAACCGTAACGGATCCAACAGATCCCGTAGCCGAAACTCCAGTAACTGATATGTTTGCATCAGCGGTAACCGATACGTCATTAGTCGAGGCAGTTGCTGAAAGCCCAGAAACTGTAACGTTTGAATCGGCTGTAACCGTAACCGAGCCGACTGCAGCAACGGCTCCTGGAACTGCAATATTTTCGCCCCAAGCGCCTTCGCCCCAACCCTGTGTTGAGCTATTCCAGCCTTGAAACGCAACAATGACATCTGCCACATGTTAGTCCTATGCAATCCTAATTATTGCAGTACTTGCTCCAGCCGCAGGAAATTGAATTGTAAAATCTCCTGACGTTGATGTCTTGTCTGCACCAAAATCAAGAACAACTACAGCTCTATCTGCTGTGCCTGCGGTTGTAGATGAGTTATAAATTAGTGCGCCCCTCGCTGTAATGGTGCTACTTGACCACGTTGTATCTGCAAAGTCTGTAAGCGCCGTAGTCGAAGATGTAGTAGGAGTAACATTAGTCAAGGTGTTTCCACCTGCGGTGTAATTAGTTCCTGATACTTCATTACTCGTAGAGTACGCTGTAGTTGTTGCGCTTAAACTTGCACTAGATGTATACAAAGCAATCTTAAAAACGTTTCCGCTTCCAGTTGTCGTTGTTGTTCCTCCGCCAGATCCGCTTGTAAAATTATGAATTCCCTGAAGAATCTCTTGCTTAAACGAAGTAGTCATTGCTTGAGTAATAGCCATTATACGGTCCTCAATATTTCAGCCACATTATCATGGCCGTTTGATTTAAAAATATTATACAAAGTTGTTCTGTCGCTCTTTATTGATTGATCGCAAGCCGCAACAATAACCCAGTACATTCGCTCTTTAAAAGCTTCTGCTTGAGCCTTAATCACAGGATCCGCAGTGTCGCTAATACTAATTATTTTAGCGACTGCATTAGCCGCAATCTCTTCTGAATTCATCCCACGATTACTTGTGGTTTGAACGTTTACTGAACCTGGTGTTGCCGAGACTTCTACACTAAACAAGATTAACCCCTCGAAATATCATATCTATATTCATCCCTTGAACCATATCCAGCACCAAGCCTTCTTAGTCCGTCAAGACCCATTTGGAATCTCTGCTCATATCCACCAACTTCTTCCGGAACTTTTAAGAAAGTTGCAGCTTCAATAAGCGTTCCATAAAAAAGAGCGTCTGGAGCGTTTGTGGAAAGCCATGTAGTTCCAGAATCTGCACCAGCCGTTAATGAAGCAGGCCGATACTTGTAATGCAACTCAAACTCATAATTTGCATCTGGCGTAGGTGCTAGTATAAAGCTTGTGTCATCAAACAATGCATAATACTTAGGGAGCCCAGTTGTCGTTGGATTGGGCGTATAGTCTCTTATAAATGAGACATGCTTAAAGAGAAGGTATGTGTAAACGTTACCTGAAACAACTGCAAGACTGTAAGGCGCTAAAAAGTCTGTTGGCGCTGAAAGGTAAGTGTTGTTAGCAGAAGATGTTCCGTCAACGTTTTTTCTAAAAACAGGAAGCTCTACGTTCTTTAATATTCTTTCTTCAGCTTCTTGAATGAAGACAGGAAGATTATTAATAAAAGTAGTTTCTGCCGTTTCGCAGTAATTTTCTACCGCTGTTTTTAAACTTGCGTATGTAAAGCTCATCCTGTCACCACTGTTACAGTGCCTACTTCCCCGGTTCCTGCCAAGCCATCAAACTCTGACCCGATAGAATCTCCTGTCGTTGTAATCATCTGATTAGGATCTATAGTCCTAACCACCCCAGAGCCTGACGTAAAGTCAGACTGAGGTCTTGGATTTCTTAAGGCTTGAGCATCAGATACATGAGGAAGAGGCTCTAACTGAGGCTCTTTAGGCTCATAGCATTCACTGCAAACTCTAAATCCTGTCCATTCTCTGCGAAGCTGTGTGTTCTTATACCTAAATCCACATCTGTCACATATCGCAATGGCATACTTCCCAGAAGCGTAGGCCATTACGCCCTCCTATAATTTCTTAAACTTGGCGCAACAAATAATGAAGCTCTACTTTCGTCTTGATCAGCAGCTCTTGCGAACTCTTCTTCATAAAAAGCCTTAAGCATTTCTACTCTATCTGGCGCTTTCTTTAAAGCAATATAGTAAGACAATCCAGCAGCCAAGCAAGGATAAAACCTAAACGGCATTTGCATTGTGTTGGCGCTTGCACCTGCATCTTCAATTCGAACTAATCGATTAATGATCAATTGATCCGTGTTGTTTTCAGAAGCAGGCCAAATGTAAAGCTTTGGCGTTATGAGCTTGTCCAGGAACCATTGGCTTGGTCTTGACTGAGTATTCTTGTTAGGAATATTCCAATAGGCAGATCGACTAACTTGAGCCATTTGTATATCGGTTGTTTCCCCACCTTCGGTTCTTCTAATAACAACATCTAAAACGTCTATTGTAGAGCCTGTAAGCTCAATAAACTCTGCGCCTTGAGTTAACGTTGTAGACGTATTCTGTATCGTCCACTGATTTAACCCACGGTTGGCCCAGTCAGCCAGCAAGAGATTCAGGGATCGCCTTGCGGTAATCCCGTCATAACCCGTGCGAAACTCTAGACCGCAGCGCTCAAACGCTTCTTCTATATATTCCGCGACATCTGGCTCAAAATCTCTGGTCCCAGAAGTTGTCATTAATATTCCTTTATCAGATCAAGAATAACAGTGTATGTATCACCGGAACTTGCGCCTATTGTTGTAAACAAAATGTCACCTGTCACACCGCTGCCAGCATTATTTGGTATACCAGTAAACGGAGTGTAATCATGGTAACCATTGCTGTCAGGGGATAGCCCGATAATCAGAGTATTTGCCGTTGCATCGCATAACAGCTCAACTCCCATCCCAACACACTGCCACCAAATTTGCGTAACAGTTACTTTAGTACAGGCTTTACCAGATGAGTTTGTGCTCAAAGCAGAAACATCAACTTTGACCACGTTTGACTCACCAGTTCCATCACTGACATTGGTAAACTTTAGGACGGCTTTACGTTCGCCGTCCTGAATGGTTTGCGAAGTTACTGCATCAGCCATTGTTATTCTCCTAAATTAATTGATTAAGCATCAGCAAAAGGAGTAACAATCGTTCCACTGCCTAGCAGCAAAGAGTCATGAACTAAGTACGTTGCAGCGTCAATAGCAGTAATTTTAATAACACTGCCGACAAGTCCACCTTTGGTTGAGCCATTTAAGGTGATGACATCGTTAGACGCCGCAGGAACGAATGCTTTGTTAGTGCTATCATCGATAGCGACAATAGCTGCGCCGACAAACTTATCAGTGCCGTCAGTCAAGATATCAAGATCAGTCGCTGCGGTTTCCACATAAAAGAAAAACGAAGCGCCGATGTTGTTTGCTTGATCGGGAGAAGTAGGATCATTGGGAGTGGCTGAAGAAATAGAAGGCAAAGTAAACTTGCCATCAGCATCGTTCAGCATAATAATTTTACCGGCATGAGTCGCAACGGTTAGGGTTGTGTCCGCAGATAAGCTAACACTGCTGTTTACACCGGCAGTAATAAAGCCAGCTAAAGATTTAACGGGACCAGAAAAAGTAGTTTGTGCCATGGTTTTCACCTCTTACGAAAGGATTCGTTTTAGCGTCTTCGTAACGTCCGCTGAGTCGGTCGCTAAAACTAATTTGTCTCAGTTCATACAGTCTAGATCAAATTTGAAATAAAAAAAAGGTGGTCAAACGACCACCTTTCTCTTTGTTTCACATGAAACATTAAGCGCCTTGTGAACCAAATACACAGCGAGGGTTGCTGTAGCCAAAGCTGTAACGAGCTCGAGCCTTATAGCGAACATTGCCGGTATCGAAATCGCCTTCCATAGAAGTAGAAATCGGGCTTCTTTCAAAGTGCTTAAACCCATCTGGGCAGTCACTCAGCAAGAACCATGCATCAGTGTCTGACAAGAAATGGTTGATTGCATAACCTTGCGGAAGCATGCCCATATTCTTAACAGCATTGATGTCATTGTCTGCTGTGCCTACTCGTCCAGGAGTCTCGAGCAAACGATCAACTACGAACTGAAGCTGAGGCGGAACAATCAGCTTGGTTCCCTGAAGGGCCAAGATCATGTTTCGATCATCAACAAAAGTTGACATAGTGATAAGTGCGTTTTCAAGCGAAGTCTCGTTTAAATCGGACATAGTAGCTGCCCGATTTGCAAGAGTACCGCCATAAGCAAGTGGGTGTGCTGTGCTGACCAAAGGTTGGCCGTCACCACCAGCAAAGTTAGCATTAAACGCATTGTTTAAAACATTAGCAGCTTTAACCTGCTTGGTGTGCGCCATACTACGGGCCAAAGCCTTTGTATAACGTGCGCCGAGCCGGTCATAGAGATTGTCTTCAACAGCTTCTTCTGTCAAAGCAAATGCCAATGCCACGGTTTCGTGGGTGTAACGAGCAGTAAAGCCTTCAGAAGCGTTATCAAAAGATACGCCTTGACCTTCAGTCTTAACTTTTGCGTCACCGAAACCTACGATCAAAACTTCTTCTTCGAATGCACGATCAGAAGATTCTGTTTCATAGATTTCATCATGCTCGTTATCATAACGAGCGTATTCCATACCAAATAAAGCATTGAGGCCAGGCTCTAGCTCTTTGGCTAATTGGGCTCTTGAAATAGCCATATATTAACTCCTTAAGCTAAACCAACTTGCTTTTGGCCAAACAGATGATTCTGAATGGTGACAAGCACGTTAGTATTGGCTGAACCTACATCTGAATTGTCTGGGTCACCAGAAATATCCAGGGCTTTAAACGGTAATGTCGCTGTTGTAGCGCCGGTAGAAACATCAAGCTCTACATAAGAGAGGCCTGAATCTGTGCTACCAGTACCAGAGTTATCAACAAGGTCGAAATTACCCCACAGATCTGCAATCGGGAATGCTGCGTCTGCTTGAATTTCAAAAACATCCATAGGATGATCGAAAATAAAAGCAATTGCATCAGTCGCTGCATTTCCAGGCCAATAGTTACTCCAAGTAGGAGTGCTGGTCGTAGGATCTGTGTAGAAACAACCGTTAAATACACCGACAATAATGTCGGAAGTTGCTGAACCGCCGTCTGCACGCGCAATTCGAGTAACAATACCAGATGTAGTTTGGGTAACAATGTCACCCGCGTAGATCTTAGTAGTGTTAGTCGCATCAGCAGTCGTTATTCTATAACGAGACTGACCAGAAGAATTGTAATTCCCCTGAATATTACGAACATACCGGAGGCCAAATGGGGCGTCTTTATTCGCCATTTTAGTTCTCCTTAAACACAATCAAAAATGGTTCTATTTCCTAGAACCGCCAAAGGTTACCTTACTCTTCCTTTCATTAGAAAAAGGCATTGAGGGATGTTCATCTTTCATCAAATTATTGTCAACCGCGCTCATTTGGTTTTCAGTTTTATTTTGAAAGTAAGCATTCCGCTCGTTTGCTGTTTCTTCTGGGATTTTTGCAAGCATCAAACCACCAACACCAACACTTCCTGCTTGAGATCCGCTTTCATTCATAGGCAAATCATAGCCTGCAACTTCAGCCGGACTGACTACTTCGTAGCCTTCTCGCAATCGCATGTGAACATTAGTCTTATCATCCTCGCCTCGAATGTGCGTTCTCAGCCATCGATACTTCATCCCTGGAGGAGGTTCGGGTGTTTCTAAAATTTGAGGTGGCGTCCATGGTCTTCGAGCTCGTAAAGCATCCCTAGTATCAGAACTCCGTGGAGTCCTTTTCATTCCAGATCCGCCTTTTTCTTTTATGTCTTCGCTCATGATCTTTCCAACCTCATTTTTTGTTTAGCATATTCTTTGAATGGAACACCTAGTTTTTTGGCAAGCTGTTGCTCGCTAGGTGACAACTCAATCCTACGGTCATTTTGATTGCGTCCACTTCCTTTTATGCGCGTACCGGAAACAACGGTTTGGACGGGTTTATTAGTGTTTCCTGCGGGTCGTTCATTCTGAAACTTGTGAGGTAGTTCCTGTCGAATTCTGCGATTAATTTCAGAATAGTACTCTTGTGACTCCAAGTCAATTCCTGATCGGACAAGCTCATCATGCACAGCAAAGGCTACATTAGTCATAACCCTATCAGTTCCAAACCACTCATTCTTAGCAGCCCACTCCTGTGCTCTCTCTGAAGGCTCAAGATACTGAGGCTCTTCTTGCACATAGTTATCTGGAATTTGATATTCAGGTTCAAATTCCTGCTGCCTAGAAGCCCATTGCTGATAGTCTTCTTTATACTTTGCAAGCTCTCGCTTGTATTGAGCTAAAGAACTTCTGTCAGCTTCGGTTCTGGCAATAAGCTGTTGAGCTTCTGCCATAGCTTCTGGATCTCCAGATTCGTAAGCTTTCTGAAGGTTTCTTTTAGCAGAATCAGCTTGCGCCTCAACTCGACCTTGAAACTCTTTAGAATAACTTTCTTGTATCTGTAGATTTTGGGCCGCTGAATTAACGCTGGTTTGTTTATACTTGTTTGAAAGCTCTCTGTTCTGATCCTGCAATTGCTTTGCGTATTGAATCGCTTGCAGTTCTCGACGTTGAAACTCTTTCGCCTGTTTAACAGCCTTGTTAATTCGGTCCTGAGCACTTCTTACCTTTCGGTCAGCTTCAGATTCTGCGCCATCATCTTCCTCATAATCGAAATCTTCTTCTACTACATCTTCTGTAGCAGGAGATATTTCGGCAAGTTCTTCATCAGAAAGCTCTACATAAGTAGACTCTTCTTGAACTTCATCGTTAGATTTTCTTGCATACTCTGGTACTGCTGCGCTTTCTATATCTTTATCGCTAATATTTAAATCAACGTCGATATCAGATAAAGCTTCGCTTAACGTTTGTTCTGACATGTTTCACCTCAAGTTGCGGACTTGATGTCATCGGGATCCATAATGGTCCCAATCACTTCATCATCATTAATAATTCGAACTTCAGAATCATCCTCTAAAGAGAATCTAGCTCCTGAGTATCGACCTATTAACACCCATTGACCTTCCTCACACCAAGGCATGCCATTAAACTTATCAGCATCTTGGTAGGCTAGTGGGCCTACTTTTAAGACATAGGCAACAACAGTCGCCAGACCTTCCTTATCCACGGTTTTTTTGGTTAAAACAATACCACCGTCAGTTACGCCTTTGCCTTTATAAGGTAAAACAAGAAGTCGCCAACCTGTGGGGTTGGGCATTCTTTCCAGTAGTGTTTTATCCAGAAGTTCTGGATTTAGAACACGCTCTTGACTACTCACATATGCGTCAGTTAATGACGATTTAGCGAGAGTATCTGCTGACAGATTACTCATCGGGGTCTCCTTCAAATTGCAACGCTTCTTTTAGTTCAGCGCGAAGGGTGCGAAGCATCGATAATTCACCCATCACGAATTTGTAGTCCTCCATTGTCTTTATGTTGCCACCGGTCAAAAACTCCACATGACCTTCTTCAAGCTTTTTAAGCTTATTAAATATGTATGATGCTAATGCGACTGCGTCCATTAAAATACACCGCCCCCATCACGCGGACCCGATGGACCGCCTGGAAGCGCGTCTTCATCGTAAGGTTTAGGTGGTTTTGGAGCACCAAGTCCTGCATAAGGTGCCAGCGGAGACATCGGCATTGGTTGTCCATACCCACCAAACTGAGTTTGCGGTATTGGGGATGTCGGCATTTGATAGCTTGGCGTGCTTGTTATGTTTGCGCCAGACTGCATTTGTCTAACAAAGTCTTCTCGCACCTTAGGATCATAAGATTGGCCAAGAATGTTTCTTGGAACAAACTGATCTCGCATACCCTTAAGCGGATCCATGTCAATAAAGGTAGGAGGCTTAGGAGCCGGTGATTCGGGTAATGGATCTGGCGCAGGCTGCACTGGCATATCTGGCAGTGTAGGCGCGGGGTCTGCACTTGTTGGCGGTTTCCAATCTGCGGGTTTGCTTCCTTGAACCCAACCCGGTGCAGGACTCCATCCTCCGCTTGACGCCATCCATTCTTCACCCGTTGTAGGGTTGTAGAAAGGAACCATAACCATCGTTGACGGTCCTCCAGAATGCGTAAAGCCTGGAGGTGCAGGTCCCGTTTTAGGTCCATCTCTTGGACCTTCTCCATATGGATATCCTGGCGGCATATCGGGAGGCGTGGGCTCTTCAGTTCCAGATGTAAGCCACGAACTTTCAAAACTAGGATCTAATGCTTTGATTTGATTAGCCAGTGCTTGAAGTCCTTTCCAATGCTCTGGGCCAGGATCAACAATAAATCGCATTCCATCCATCGTTTCATATTGTTTTTTTAACCGATCAAGCTCGCTCATGTTTGGATCAACATCAAATATAGGTGGGATCGTTGGAGCAGGTCCTTCACCCTCTTTTATTATGTCCGTTAATCCGCGCCCGTCTAAAATATCAGGAGGCGTGGGAGGTGTGGGCTCTGGGTCTTGTTGTTGTGGTTGAGAAAAATTAAATTGATTGTAATCATCCCCTTTGTACCCAAGCTTTGCTATAAATTCTTCAGGAGTATAGGTGTTAGTAGCCGCATCTCCTTCAAAACCAAAAGCACTTACATCTTCAATAAAGGTGTTAGTCTTAGGATCGTAGCTTGAGGTTAGTTTAAAGTCTTGAGCACCTGGAGAATTGTTGTACTTGTCAACCAGTTGGTCAGCAGTAAAGTTTACTGTTTTAACTTCAGGCGAATAATCTTGGAATTTACCAACTTCTCCAATTGCACTTAATAAACTTCTACCGTCCTTTCTAGCAAAGGTTTGATTCATAGCGTTAGAATCTAATTGTTCGCCAGTTCCAAATTGATTTCTTGCAACTTGATACAGGACGCTTTCATCTGTAATGCCGAGATTGCTCATCAATGCTTTAGTGTAATTAAGTTGTTTAGGCGTTAAGTCATTAAGGCTAAATGGTTTTTCTGCTGCTTTAGCATCGGCTGCTGCTTTAGCATCTGCCGCTTTCTTTGCATCGGCTGCTTTCTTTGCATCGGCTGCTTTCTTTGCATCTGCGGCTGCTTTTGCTTCTCTTATTCTTTTCGCTTCTTGTTGCCTTATTTGTAGCTGCTCGCCACGACGAAACAGCTCTCGTTCCTCAAGAATTCGTATTTGCTCTAATCTTGCAGCTTTCTTGATACCAGCTTGTTCAGCAGCTTTATTAGCCGCTGCTAATTCAGCTTTATCTGCAGCCGCTTTAGCTTCTCTTTCTTTTAAGGCTTTCGCAGCGGCAGCTTCTTTATCTGCACGCCTCTTCTCTGCTTCAGCTCTTTTTGCGGCAAGTTCTTCTGCTTTCGCCTTTGCTTCCGCAATCCTTTTGTCAGCAGCTTCTTTAGCCTTTTTATCCCTTGCTTTTTTGGCAGAAGCTTCTGCCATTTGTATCATTCTTCTTGAAGCATCTTCTCTTTGCTTTCTTGAATTAACTTCGGCCTCTGCCCTAGCTAACTCATTCGCTTCTTTTTGAGCGGCAAGCTTTAATCTTTTATCCTCAGCAGCCTGAGCGTTTTTTTGCTTTAGCTCTTTTGCAGCTTTATCTTTTGCAGCTTTGGCCTTAGCTTCTTTTTCTTTTTTCTCTCGAGCCTTTTTTGCTATTGCAGCATAGATAGCAGATGTTCCAGATCGAGATGCCGGATTCCCAGTTTCTCTTTCTATGGACGATGGCTTACTTCTGCCTACTTGTTTTCTTCTTCCCGCCATTAGTACATCGCCTGCATATTAAATTTTGGCATTCCACCCATTATTGGTTGAGCGTAAGGATTGTAAGATTGCTGCTGTTGCGGCTGTTGTTGATTAAAACCGCCACCGTACATCCCGCCGCCATACTGCGGTTGTTGCATTTGTGGCTGACCGTACATACCACCGCCCATACCACCGCCGTACATACCACCGCCCATACCACCGCCGCCGTACTGTTGTTGTGGTGGTTGACCGTACATACCACCACCGTACATTCCGCCGCCCATCCCACCACCGAATCCACCACCGTACATTGGAGGTCTTTGGGGCTGGCCATACATGCCACCACCGCCGTACATGCCACCACCATATTGCGGTTGTGGTCTTGGGTACATCGGCGGTTGTGGATACATGGGTGGTCGTTGCGGTTGCTGACCGTACATGCCGCCGTTATATTGCTGTCCGTACAAAGGACCTCGAGGCTGTTGAGGCTGTGGGAATCTTTGTCGCCCACCGCCGCCAAATGGCCCTTGAGGTTGCGGCCTTTGTTGAGGCATTCTAGCTCTCGTATCTTGATATGGCATTTGACTTGGCATCGGACGTTGGGCGCCAAATATACCGCTTAAGAACTCTTTGCTTAGTCCGGACTGCGTTGCCTTCCGTTCATTCAGGTTCTCTTGCGAGGCTCCAGGAGGTTGGTAAAATTCTCCTCGCCCTTGAGGCGGATTATTCCCGCGCATTTGGTTTTGCCGGAAGGACTGGGAGTCAGCAACGCCTTGAGGGCGAATGGGAGATTGAGCCAATCCTGGAGGAGGCCCCATCATCGCTGGCTGAGCTCTTAGTACGGGTTCGTTATTCCCCATAGGAAACTGCGATCTAAATGAAGAACCATCGGAATTACGACCCTCGTACTGAGGGTTTGGAGAACCTCGCATTTGCCCAGTTTGTTGACCTATGCGACCAAAAAGATCTTGAAGACCGCCGCCAAATCCACCGCCATTTCTTTGAAGGTTTCCGCCAAAAAGTTTTTTTAACGAATTGTATGGATTTTGCTGTTGAGGGCCTCTCGGAAACCCTTCAAGAGCTCCGCCCGTACCGCGTGGATTGAACACTTTAAATTCTGGATTATATCCAGGATTTTTATCGTAAAAACTATTTCTGTCGCTTTCGCTTAATCCGCTAATTTGTTCTTTAATTTTTTTATTAAAATCTATTCCTTCTTGTTCTGTAGGCATCCTAATGCCCCTACCGAACATATCGATACTTTCTTGGATACGTTCTAAAGGACTTAGATTTTGTTGAACAACAAAAGGACTAAACTGGCTCATTAGAATACGCCTTCGAAGTTCGTACCTCGTTGTGCCGCACCACCGCCTCGAGACTTACCTTTGCCCATACCAGGCTTAGGCGAAGCAGATGCCTCAACAGATTCAATAGACGCGTACTTAACGCGGCCTTGATCCTTAACAGTGAATCCGCCTTTGTCTACTTTAGGCTCTTTAAAGCTTGTTGTTCTCTTAATCATGATTAGTTCCCAAATATGTTTTTGGTCATTTTCTCAGCTACGTTAGCCATTTGTATAGACTCTTGAAGCTTTAGCCTATCTTGAGCAGTCTTATTCTTCATGTCAGCAATATCAGCCTGTAGATCCATACGCTCTTGATCCATTGAATAATCCTTCTCAATGCGTTCCTCGTCAAGTCCAAATCGCTGTTGAGCCTCCTTGGCCTTACGCTCTAAGTCCATAGACTTAATGTTAAGTTCCTCTCGACGTAACTCAACAAGCGGGTCGTCGGAATCTTCTGCTTCAAAGATCGGAGCAACTTTCTCCATCAACTGTACGGTAATCTGTGCAACTTTAGCCTCAATCATGGCCTGCATAGGGTTAGGCGGCGGAGGTCCAGGTGGTTGCATTCCTCCCATCGGAGGTGGTCCCATCGGTGGTGGGGGTCCCATGGGAGCCCCTCCTTGTGGAGGCATCGCTGAAGGGTTGACGCCTGGAGGACCACTTGGAGGAGCACCCATGGGTCCGCCCGAAGGTGGAGGCCCCATACCCGGAGGAGGCCCCATCATCTGCATTTGTTGTTGCATCTGCTGTACTTCTGGATCTTGCATCGCTTGCTGTCTGGCCATGAGATCAATGTGCTGGTAAACATGCGCTTGAATCATAGCGCGAAGCTGCGGGTTTGTCTTAACAACCGCAGAGTTATAAACCGTAATGTGCGACTCAATATGCGCTTCATGGTCCTGATCTGGGAACGGTGTCGCAGGCTGCATCATCATGAAGTTTGCATTCTCCATAGCAGGTGCCATCGGCATAGGCTGTGGTGGAGGCGGAGGTGGTGGCAGTATCTGCTCTACCTGCTGAACACCCATCGCTTCGTACATGCGCTTATAAGCATTGTACATTCCCATCGGACCATGGATCTCAGGATTAGACTGGACCATCTGCATCATTTCTTGAGCAAGCATAACGCGCTGACTCATAGAGAAAATGTTGGGATCACTGACCGGAATGATATCTATTCGGTCATCAAAGTCCTGCTGCTTAATCCCAGGATTACCATTAGCAATCATGTATGGATAGGCAGGCGGCAAGTAATCCTTAAAGAGCTTCGCAAGGAGGTTAAACTCAATACGCTGCGAATAATGCAATCGCTTATGAATCGCGCTCATAACGCGGCTACCGCGCTCAAGCAACGCAATCGTTGTCCCGACCGGCGCTTCCTGATTACCATCACCTACCTGCATATCACCAATTGAGGCGAACCGCTTACCGGCATCAACCAACATGCCAAGCAGGTTCAGGAGGGTGGCGCTTGGCTCTTTAAACGGCAGAGGCATTAGCGCATCACGCAATGAGCCTCCCGGTGCATCCATATCTCGGAACTCGCCTGGCTGTAAAGGCGTATCCGCATCTCGAATACGAATGCCACGCGCTTTAAAACCAGCAGGAAGATTCGCTAAAGTTCCCGCATCAATCAACTGCCGGAGAATAGAGGTTGCCCCACGGGACAAACCACCGATCATATGCGTTAGACCGAAGCCGTAAAAACCCACACCAGGTAGAAACTTATACTGAACAAAATAATCAATGCGCTTACGCATAGGATCTTCTTGATTGTAGTTTCTGCGAATGGATAGAACTTGAGACTGAGACCGCGAAATGGTGACAATATACGGGAGCTTAATGCCCGTTTCTTCGCCCTCTGCATCAAGGTCTTCATACCCTGGGATCTCAAGATCAACGTGCATCTCAAGAATCTCACACTGGTCAGAATTGGAATTGCCAGATGGCTTAACGCCTTGGAGTTCATCAAGCTCCTCCTCAATCTCACTATCATTCAAAAAGCTAGATGAGCGTTCAGCAGCCTTTGACTTCTTGTAAAAACCAGCAGCTTGAAGCTTCTTAACGTCATTGATAGGCATATCAACAACGTGCGTAATCCGAACAGCATTGTCCAAGCTCGTTGCGCCATAAGGTACAACCAAGTCTTCAGATGGAATAAAACGCGATACAGGTCGATCAAGCGTCTGATCAAAGTGAACCTTGCGGAATGCACTACCCGACAGCGGGAGATAAAATAACATCTGATCAGTCTCAGGGTCATACTCGCGCATAACCTGAGTGATCTGGTAATTCATGTATTCCTGTACCCGCGCTGCCTGGAGGTCAGTCTGTGGCGTACCCATTCCTACGACTTGAGTCTTTACAGGACCCCCAGGCGGCAGCATTTCCTTATAAGCTTGCGCTTGGAACTGCGTGACGGATTCAGCAAGCAAAGGATGAACAATCCCAGAAGCACCCTCAAAAGGCTCGCTCCTGTCCTCAAACTTCATACCAAGGAACTCTAAACCTTCCTTGTAAGTCTTCTCCCACTCTTGGCGAGAAGCCAAGTCAGACTTATAATCAGCAACACAATCATTGTAGATTCGGCCTAAATCAGCACGATCAAGAACTTCAGCAAGGTTTTCATAAAAGTCTTCAACGTCCGTTCCCATCTGCACAGGAGGCGGCATGCCAATCAGCATGGTGCCGTCTTCAAGAGTCTCTATACCTTCTTCGTCATCAAAACCAGGGCCAAGGATCTCGTCAAAAGACTCATCCTCTACATCAATCTGGACCTCTTTCGAATTGTCTTCGATATCTAGCTCACTGATATCAACGTCATCGACACCGCGTTCAATAGCCATTCATTAGCCCCACTTGTTTTCCCACTTGGTTCCAAAACCCTTCTTCTTCTTGAACGTAATCTTGGGCTTTTTCTTTTTGACTTCGCCGCCGCGTTTGAATTCCGGAAACTTCATACGGGGATTGTCTTTCTCTGGGAACATTTCCTCAAGATCATCGTCTTTCTTGCCCTTCTTGATCATGATCATAACGGAACTTTTTCTCTCAGGCATCTCTTCCGTTAGGTAATCCATAAGATCACCCTCATTCTCTCGAAGCTCTTCAAGCAAAGACTCATCTTCAGAGCCCTCAAGCAGGCGCATGACCTTCTTGTACATATCAGAGTTAGACTTCATAAATTATTCCTTGTCCGCATACAAGTTATCAAACACCTGATTTACATCTAACGTGTAATCTAGGTCAGACTTGCTGTAATGAATATGCTGTGAAGGCTTAAAGTCCGGAGCACCTTCACCCGTCTGAAACCAAGCAGGGTGCGTCACCCTAACTCTGTTGTTTGGTAACGCTACAATATTTCCAGTCCATTCGCCAGCATCAAGCAACTCAAGTACATGCGACTGCTTATGCTGTGCCGGATCATCAGCGATCTCATTCTCCGCGTAGTCTACCGTAAAAAGATATTTCGCAGGATAAAATTCACCATCAATCTTAGCGAGCCAAGGACAAGGTGTACAACGGTCAAGGACGTAAACAGCATGAGTATGAGAACTGCAATCCCAAGGTTGAGCAGCCCAGACAGGCATTGGCTCAGGCCATTCCTCAAAAGGCGTATCAGCGACCAGCGCGGTAATGGGCATTCTTGCCCACATGGCGCCTCCATGTACGTTGGGTTCATCTTCATTAGCTTCGCATCCAGTAAAGATAACTTGAAACGAAAGACAGCGAGTAGGCATGGTAGTCACGGCGACAACCATAGCGTGTAAAAACTCGCCATGGTATCGCTCATGATTAACCGTGTATTCCCTTCTTACCCACGCCTTAAAGTGTGGAATGTTGCTTTGGAGGTAGGCCATGCTTAACGCATAGCCCTGCCAAACCCTCGTTTAGCGGCACCGACCCCGCGAGCACTCTTCTTCTTTACAGTGCCGCCGTTCTTGTAACCAGGCGCCATCTTGCCGCCCATCTTGCCACCTTTCGAAGCCATCTTGCTCTTCATGGCCGCACCGCCCATGTTCATGCCGCGTGGCGTACTACCACCTGACCGGCGTCCTGCGGCACCGCGCATGGCCATTGCCTTCTTAGCAGCAGCAAGTTTTTCTTCTCGAGGTCCGGATCGTCCTACAGGTGCTCTTTTTCCTGCCGAAGCATTTAGCAAAGCCATGCGTTGAGCAGCACTTAGACCAGAAGCAGTGCCGCGTTGTTGTGTCGCAGCAGAAGGAAGAGCGCCAAGCTTTGTTGTGTCAATCGGCTTCATACCAACTGCACCACCCATGTTCATGCCGCGTGGCTTTGCTCTTTTACCTTTACCCATGCCGCCTTTTGCGCCAGCTCGCTTGCCAGGCGCATAACCGTACTTATCAGAAAGATCCTGGATAACACTCGTAGACTGCTTACTGCCCTCCCGTCCTTGAACAGAATCAAGAAGCCGTCTTTGGGCCGGACTTAAAGTAGCTCGGCTTTGAGCGCGTGTCTTTGGTGGAACCGTCTTCGTTCCGCCGCGAATAGGTGAGCCACCACCTGTAACGCCTGGAGCTGTTCGCTTAGACATACCTACCGCACCTTTATTTTTCATCATTCCGCCTGCTTGTTTTTTTACGGGAGCTTTCTTCTTGTTTCGGAGAAAGTCAATCATTCCGCGCTCACCACCAAATTTTTCATCATCACCCAACAACGCTCGGGCAATAACACCACCGAAAGGACGGAACTTTGCATCCTTTCCAAATATCAATCCGCGCTTCTTACCCTTAGTATCAACCTTGGGAACAACACCTTTACCAGTTGCCTTCTTGGCAATATCCTCGATCTCCTTATCGGTGATCTCAACCTTAGGATCCGTCTTCTTCCGAGCCTTAATTACTGCCGCAATTCGACGATCAATATCAGCCATTTCTTCATCAGTAATGCTTTTTGCGGAAGACTTGGGTTTTTTTAGAGCAGCATCAAGCGCAGCAGTCCTAGAATTATTAGAAGTGTTGTCGAAACTATCATCACTCTTGTAAGTCGGCTTCTTAGGATTGTCTTTCTTAGGCTTAAAAAGAGAAGAATCAGCCATAGCGGCAGCTCTTGAGGAGCTAGAAGTGTTGTCAAAATTATCACCCATCTTGTACTTGGGTTTGTTCAGAGAAAGCTTTTCTTCTTTTCGTTTTTTAACTCTTGCTGTCGCCCTTGGATCTGCTGCCATGATCGTGTCCTTATCTCGAGATTAATAATATGCGCGTTTGTCTCGGTATACTTCTTCTTCAGCCTCGTCAGAATGAAGGTTGATAAAGTTACCTTGTCTGAATCTTAGTATAGCTTGGGTCGTTGAGTCTACATAATCATCGTTCTCGCCAAACGGGAAAGCAGCACACTCCTCAATCACCTCTTCCGCAAAAACAAAGTCAGGCGCCCATACCATTCCAGACTCAAATACAGGGCTAACAGCATGAACCCGTGTCATCTTGTCATTACCACGGCTAGGCCGGTAGTTCACAACAGGTATGCCCATCGCCCTCAACTCATGCGTCAACGGCGTACCACTCGCCTGCGCCTCAACAAGCACCATATCCGGCTCATATTCCTTATACCGCTCCAAAGCAACCTGCTTTAACTCGGGGAAATCCCAACGGCCACGGTCAGCATCCAACAGAATCAACGCATCACTACCACCCTCACTCGGCGTGAAAACACCCCAAGTCGTAATCGCACTGTAATCCGCAGTCTGACTCTTACTAAACGCCGTATCGTAACTCTGAATAATATAATGACAGTTAGGCGGCTGATCCTTCTCCCAGATATTCCACCACTCCCGCTTAATAATCGCACCTTCCTCAGATGTCGGGTTCTGCTGGTACTGAGCATTCCACTTCGAAATCGGAATAGACGCCTTAACAGATTCCAATTCCTCACGCTTCCAAAACTCCGGCCACAAAACATTACCAGAATCCTCAAAGATCGCAGGCAACTCGATAATATCCCACTGGTCAGAATGCGTTTCCGTCTGCCGCTTCAATAACCGACCCGTCAAATCCAATGTGGACCATCGGGTCATCACAATAACAATGGTCCCACCTGGCTGAAGACGCTGACGGGGACCCGAGGTATACCACTCATAACATGCATCCAACAGGTTCACGCTCATCGCGTCCTGCTCAGAATGCGGATCATCAATAATTAATAAATCTGCACCCCGCCCCGCGATGGCACCACCGACTCCCGCTGCAAAATATTCACCCCCCGCACTCGTCTGCCACTTACCCGCACTTTTTGAGTCCGAGGCCAAAGAAACTTCTGAAAAAAGATTACTATATTCTGGGGTGTCCATAAGGTTCCGGACCTTTCGGCCAAAATTTATGGACAGATCAGCAGTGTGAGTCGTCTGCATAATCTTCATTTCTGGCTTGAGTCCCATGATCCAAGACGGAAAGTAAACAGATGCAAACTCAGATTTGGTATGACGGGGGGGCATGTTTACGATCAATCGCTTACATTTTCCCTGGGCCACTTCCGTTAATTTTTCCGCAATAATTCGATGGTGGTCCCCCTCAATGAATCCCGGCCATATGTACCGGATGTACTCCATGAAAGAGCTTTTGCATTTTTCTTGAGAGTCCATCAGCTTGAGCCGTTCCTGAAGCATCAGGATCTCTTTCATCTCAGATTCAGCAATATGACCTAGTTGCGGCATTTCATAAAATTTCATAATTGTGGCTGGTGAACGTTATATATATACAGAACAAAAAGCTACCCCCTCAAAAGGGGGGGACGGGGTCGCAAGCGACGACTTTTCAAAAAACGCCAAATCTTCGAAAGGGACCCGCCGATTGTTAGAGGATCATGTTGATCATGCCAGCTTGCGCTGGCATCTTTTCGCTCCGCTCAGTCATCATTGAAGTGTCATATTGATAAAGATATATGCATAAACTTTGCTTTGTTGTTGATTCGGATGTTGTCATTGGTACTATTATCTGTTATTGTTTAGCTCTGTTATTCAATAAAGGATAACAGTTAATCAAAGCAATTAAGGAAGTTTAATATGCAATACGGAAACAGTAAGGATATGTTCAAAGAGATCGGTATCGTTGATTCGCGATTATTCGCGGTCAGATCATCGTTGGAAAAATTGCACGAGACATTCTGCTACATGGATCTCGGCCAGCGCCGAATCTTAAAAGAATGGTTTGATTCTCACGAATCAATCACCGATGCAATCAATGCATTTGCAGAATTAGAAGAAGGCAATTTCGCCGATCTATAAACCAAACGGGCGCCTTCGGGCGCCCAAATCGGAGTGCTAACAATGGATAAGATTGGATACAGGACAGAGGACGGTTACACAATTCTCTTTAATGATAAGGGCGAGCTGGTCGATGGCGATATGATTTGGCCAAATGAGTCTGATTTTTTAAGAGCGATTGAAGCCGGATGGTTCGACGCGACACCGATTTTCAACCAAAAATAAACCTCAGGCGCCTTCGGGCGCCTTCATTCAATTAAGGGATTGATATGAACATTAAAAGATTAGTAAAAGAGATTGCACGGTTAGAGAAGTCTAATGATGTGTTGGCGCTTAAGGCGCTCAAAAAAGAGCTGGACACCTTGAAAAAGGCACCCGCGAATGCCATTCGAAATTCGATCGGCGTCAATGAAAAAGGGTTTACCCGATTCAACCATAAGCCGGACAATATGATTGTCACGTCCCGCGATGCTGGCAAGATCATCGGGTCCATCAACTGGGAGGGACAGCGATGGGATTGGGGTTTAACGGTCCGAACACCGAGCCCAGCGATCCAGAAAGTCGTGACCATAAATCCATTCATCTAATCAATCGGGCGCCTTCGGGCGCCCACACTGGAGAATCAAAATGAAGTATCAATTTCAAGGCAAGCAATACCCAACCATTCAAGCGATGGTGCTGGCAGTAAACCCGATCATCAATGCATGGCCTGACGAGCAAATCGAGCTGTTCTACGTCAACAATGTATTGCCATTCGATAACCGATCAATCACGGAGATTATGAACGATGACAATTAATCGAGCACAGAGAATCGCGCTCCATCGCAAATGGATGCAGAACGACAACGGGATGTCATACCGGCAATTCAGAAGGTCCATCGTTCCAGGTATCGCGGGAAATTTTTTCATGGTCCAATGGTCAGGCATGTGGTTGGGCGTCGAAGATGACGGATACACTCACAGTTAAAGACAAGGACCTTCGGGTCCTTTTTTTATGGGCGCTTACCTGGAACAGGCGTCCGCTGCCGGTCGCGCAATCTAATATATAAAAATAGAAAGGTCGCAAGCTCGCAAGCTCGCGCTATATATAAAAGCCTCGAGGTCGCAAGCTCGCAAGCGAGCACCTGTAACCCTTGACAATAGAAAAAAGATAGTGCTTTTAATACCTGGCGCATCATGGTAGAATTCAACAACCAAGCAACTAATAAGGTGAAACAATGAAAGTATCAGAAGCGAGAGAGAATGTCGGCGGGTTATCCAACCCGTCAAAAATGCCGAGCAAATCCTACGGTCTACCCGCGCAAGCGTGCAAGGTCGGCGGGCAATTGCGAAACGTCAAAGGTTCAACCTGCGAGAATTGCTATGCTTACGATCGCGGTATGTATGTGATGCCGGTCGTCAAGAAAGCGCAAGCGCGGCGCCTGGAAAAAATCACGCGCGAGGATTGGGCGCCAAGCATGGCGCGAGCAATCAATAAAGATAAGTATTTCCGCTGGCATGACTCCGGCGACATTCAGGACGCGGATCACTTCGCTAAGATTGTAGAAGTCGCACGCGCAACGCCCGACTGCCTCCACTGGTTGCCAACACGCGAAGCGCAAACGGTCGCGGCTTATACCGGCACGATTCCTGATAACTTGATTGTCAGAGTATCGGCCGCGATGGTAGACGGTCCCAAGCCCAAGCGATTCCGGAACACTTCAACCGTTCACGCTCGAACTATCCCCACCAATTCTCATATATGCCCAGCACCTAAGCAGGACAACGAATGCCGCGACTGTCGCGCATGCTGGGATAAAGACGTTGCCAACATCAGTTACCACCAGCACTAGGAGAGCAAATGTATAAAGTCAACCTAAGAGACCGAGCCGACCGCGAAAGCGGTTGGTTTGATTCAGAGATCACCGGCACGCACGACCACTGCTATTCGCAAGTCCGCACGCTGTCACTCGACCTGCACTTCGAAGTTCGGATCGTCAAAAAATGAGCCGCGAAGCCGCAAGCACGCAAGCGCCCTAGGCCGCAAGCAAATTGCCGCGTGTTGCAACATTCAAACAGACGCACGCACAAGCCGCAGGAAGGCCGCAAGCAGACCCCCTGCCAATGCCCTTACCGACCCCTCAAACGCCCCTCACAGGGCTCTGTGGGAGGGGGAGGGCGCTATTCCCCACAACTTTTACCCACAAAATGGGCGAATTCTCTTAGCGCTCTTTACACAGGGTGTTGACTCAACAACAAAGCAAATGATAAGATCGAAAACCCAAAGCAAACTAAAGGAAGACGCAACATGGAATCAAGAATCTCACTGAAGAACATCAAGCATGCGGCATTCGCATCACACGAAACGCATTGTTTCGAAGCGACTGTCTGCCTTGATGGCGACCGAGCATGCAAGGTAGAGAATGACGGCAAAGGTGGATCCGATCATTACTACCCATACAAGGGCCAATCAAACGAAAGCTTCAACATCATGATCGTTAAGCTTCGAGAGGCATGCGCCGATCAGCTCAAGGTCGAAGATCCGGAGACCTACGAGCAATTCTGCCCAAGGTCAGAAAACAATGATGTGGACTATAGACGTCTCGGTGATACCTGCATTGAAATCGTTGTCTGCAACACCCTCAACACCTCGCTCATCAAGAAAGACATCAAGCGATTGATGCGTGCGAAGGTCCAACTGATTGAAGTCTCAAGCGGCAAGATATACGAGATCAAGTCCAAGCCTTTACCGGAAACCATAGAGCGGGTGAAGAAGCAATACGAGCCCGAATATCTCGTCTTGAACACGCTGTCCGAAGAAGAACAGTTCTATCACTGGACCAAGACCACGGAGGCTTAAGCAATGGCAAATCTAAAGATCAATGATTTCATCCTAATGATTGACGATCTGGCTGAGGTTCTGCTTGAGCGTGACAGTGTCGAGCTGAGGTATGAGTACGATGCCAAGTTCGATAGCTGGCACTTGGACGCGGAAGGCCAGAGCGATTACGAGGACTACACCGAAGAGGCCGAGGCTATCCTTCGGAAGATTGGCATAGGTCGCGAAGATGACGAGCCCTTGTTCGGATCCGATGTTGACCTTGATCCCAACGTTGACCCCGCAGAAGGGACCATGGGTTGGGAGGGATCTTAATGTTCGAGCAAGAAAGAAAAGCAATTGTGGGTCTCGCTATGGTTGTGATCATAGCGATGGCCTTCATCTGGGTATCCAACGAAGACTACAAGCACGAAGTCGAGATGGAAAATCAATACCGCGAGATGGTATGCGCGGGTCACTGGCCGGATTACTGGCAAACCAATCCAAACTGTAAGGGGAATTAAGATGGGTATGTTTTCATGGTTAACAAACGACACGGGTGAATCCGTGACCAACAGATACACAGACGAAGGCGCGTTGCCGGTCTATCTTCATGACAACGAGGGTAACGTGTGGCATGAGCCCGACTACGAAGGTTATGGTGAGTTCGGTGGCGTAGACTACTACGAACTCCTCGCCAAGATGAACGGTCTCAAGACCCGAGGCGAAGGCATTGACCTTGAGTGTGACTTCTTCGAGTACATGTCCGCATCTCCTGAAGGTGCAAAGGAAATCATCTTTCCCAACATCGTTGAATCAAAAAGATGGACATGGGTAAACGAAGCGCCCTTGCATTGTCCTAACCAAGGATTCTTTAGCCTTCATCCAAGGGAAGAAGATGAAGACTTCGAGGATTACCTATGATCAATTGTGACATATGCGGTACAGACACCAACGATGAAAAATCAAAGTGCGTCACTCACTCAGATTGGGTGGCGCATGGTGAGACTATGCCAAGCTGGATCTGCAACACTTGTTACACAAAAGGTGACTACGGTGACTTCGAAGACTTGATTCAGACAAGAATAGGCAATGCAGAACTGCTGAGGAGGATGAATGAAAGTCCTTGACCTCTTCTCCGGCATCGGTGGTTTCTCTCTCGGCCTTGAGTGGGCTGGGATGGAGACCATCGCGATGTGCGAGAAGGATAAATTTTGCAGACAGGTTCTGGCTAAGCACTGGCCGGACATCACCATTCACGAAGACATAAGGAAATTAGATGGACGAGAATATAAAAACGCAATTGACGTTGTTTGTGGAGGATTCCCCTGCCAACCATTCTCAGTTGCAGGCAAGCAACTTGGAAAGGCAGATGACCGTCACCTCTGGCCTGAAATGTTACGAGTCATCAAAGAGTCGGCTCCCACTTGGGTCATTGGCGAAAACGTTTCTGGGTTCGTCCGGATGGCACTCGACGATGTGTGCTCTGACTTGGAAGGTGAAGGCTACCGAGTCCAATCGTTTGTTATTCCGGCTTGTGCCGTCGAAGCCCACCACCGCAGAGACAGATGCTGGGTTGTGGCCTACTCCGACGAGAATGACCGGCGGCGAAGAGATAGCACCATCTCACAGGAACGGCACACATGGATGGAACATCGGAGCGGCGGTCAAGGACAGCCTCTCATCGAATCCGATTCGGATGTGGCCGACCCCCACTCTTCACGGGAACTACAACCGCAAGGGTCTGAGCAAGAAATCAGGCGATGGATTGGAGACAGCCGTGAGGATGTGGCCGACACCGAGAGCGAGCGAGTACAAAGACTGCGGTCCTGTGGGCTCAAAGAGTCACACGCATATGGACCGGCGCTCGTACCTCTGTGCGAAGGCGAAGGATTCGGATCGACCTACTGGGAAACTGAGCCCGATGTGGACCGAGTGGTTGATGGGGTTCCCAATCGGGTGGACCGAATTAGATCCCTCGGAAACGCGGTAGTCCCTCAGCTTGTACAACGAATAGGAGAAATGATCTATGCCGAGCACCAAAGATGACGCCATCCTTGACGCGGATGACCCCGCTGCGAGCCTGGAAATTGTTGAAAAAATCGAGAAGCGAGGTGGGTTTCGGCCCAACTCCTCCTTCATGCACAAGAAAAAGAAAGCTCGCAAGTACAATTGCGATTGGTGTGGCATTGAGTTCGCAAGCACACACGTTCGCAACACCAAGAGATTTTGCAGTGATGCTCATCGGTGGAAGGAATACAACCTTGCCCGTAGTTTCGCCGCGAAGAAGCGTCTGACTGACAAAGCTCGCAAGAGTGGAAGCTTCAGACCACCATCAAGGGACGCAAGTGCCTTACTACTCAAAGCAAGAAAAGGAAAATAAGATGACAAAGAAATACAGAACGAAGCAAACCGTAATCGATGAGCAAAAAGAGCAGATCAAAGATCTTGAAGACAAAATAAAATTTGCGGGATTCCGAGAAGATACATACAAGAATAGGATTAAGTATGAAGCCAGAAAGTTTTCGGACGTTATTGGCGCTGAAGCATCGATCACCGTATGCGAAGATCACTATAGGCCGGACACGCCAGCGACGGTTCTAGCCAACATTCAAGTTTTCGAAGAACTCTTTGACAATGAAGTTGGCGGAGAAATGAAGACCAATCTCCTCAAAGAGATGGACAAACTTTCCGAAGCTTTATCTGAGTTTTACAGCGCCCTTGAATGTGAGGTTCGCATCAACATGAGCATCAATCGCTACTAACCTAACCCTCCCCTTCGGTCTCATCTCGAGGCCGGAGGTGGAGGATGTTTGAGTTCGCCATGCTTCCCATCCGCTCATTAATTAATATTAACTGTTCGTGATTATCAGGTATTGCCCAAAAATCTTTATCAAGCAGGGGCTGCCACCTTCCGAATTTCTGCACCTTGACCTCTATGTTCGGAAACCTAACATTTCGAAAATGTTCAGCGACTTCTTCCGCAGATTCCTTGCATGTGTAATGCCCATCCTTGAACCCAGTACCTACAAGAATAACGTCATAGTAGTCTTCGTGACTGTTATGCATCATCATCTATCTCCTCACTCTCCTCATCGTCATCTTCCCAGAACGAATCATCATCCTCGTCCGCCTCCTCATCAAGATCGTCATCACTTACGACATCGTCCTCGACATCTTCAACCTCGGCCTCGAGATCCTCCTCCTCGAGATCCTCCACCTCCACCTCATGCTCCTGATCAATGACCTCCACCTCTGATGGATTAATCACCTTGGGCGCAAGTTCATTCTTCTCAATCAAAGCCATGAGTCTTGCCTCCACCTCTGAGCGGTCCATCTGATCGATCTTACCGGTCTTGATCTCCTTCTTATCAATCATCAACCCAGCAAGCTTTGCCCGTCCCAGCTCCGCCTGTACTGCCGCACCGTAGACACCATCCTCCATCGCCGCATCCCGAATCTTTTGCAGGTCACGCGCAACCTTCTCAAAAGTAATCTCATACTTTCTCTGCTCAAGATCCTTCATCTCCTGAATCTTTCCTTGGATATGGGTATACCTTGGATCGTTCAGCATCTTGGTCGCAGCGACTGCGGGAAATGAGTACCCTGCTCGATGAGCGCATTCGGTATTGGTCAGATCATGATAGACATACAACTGAATGAACCGTTCTTGCTTCGGCGTAAACTTCATCTGCTTACGTCTTGGCTTGTACTGTTCTGGGTTCCTGAGAATGTCCTTACCTGGAGGAATCTTAAAGTCACCCGCCTCAGCCTCACGCATCACCTCTGAAACCTCATGCTTCATCTCGCCTGCATCACTCATTTTTAAATCTCCTCCTACAACCCGCCACAAAATTTTTTTATTTTCTCAAGCCCTCTAAGAATACAAGAGAGAGTACACCGATAGGGAGATATTTTTAATATATCTCTCCCTCTCTTTAGAGAGCATACCTACCATACCATCATACCACCCTTATAAATCAATGACTTACGAAGTAGGTATAGTAGGCATGACGTAGGTATGACATATAGTGACCATACCTACCTACTTTCCCTATGTATTTCAAACACTTACCGACTTATCCACAGGGGGTAGGTATGATTTCAGATTTTTCATTTCATACCTACCTAAGTGACCACTAACCTCACCTATTTTGCCTAGAAAATCCATTAACTTTCATCCCTAAGTGTTTTCCCATCGCCTGGGATAAGGTCACCCATCTCCTCCATCATCGCATCAAAACGCGCCTGCTTTTCTGACCGCAGGGTCGCCAATAGATCCTGCAGCTGTTCTGACCGCAGGGTCGCCAATGCATCCCGTAGCATCTCGGTTGTCACCTTCTTCTTCTCTTCACTCATTGTGTTGCTCCTTCTTTCTGTTATGATTCGTTCTGTCGCGGCATCCCTTAACCGTGACACATACCTTAGTTGCTTTGGGTATAACTACATCGGGGCTCTTTCCGGCGCCTCGGTGTAGTTTCTAAGCAATCTAATCCCCGCAAAAACACGACATCGATTCCTCTTCTTCAAAGTCAAACAACTGTCCTTGATCGGACGCCATGATCTTAAGCTCCCTGTAAGACGGGTGCTGTCGCCGGAATACGTTACCGATCCTTTCCTCTTGCTCTATCCACCAGTCCGCCATGTCCGGCTGCTCCCTGATGATAGACAGCTTCCTTGATACACTCTTGAAGAAGCACAGGTCACAGTTAGACAAGGGGCTCTCACCATTCTGAGACATCGGAAGCTCTAACTTGAATGATTGCTGGGACCAAAAGAAATCGATGTCATGAAGCGTCACACCGGCATCTGCTAGTGGCAGAGCGTAGTTTTCTTTTGCTCGCTGTTTTGCCACCCGCCTCTGCTCGTCCGCCCTTATTCCAACCGCTGTTAAGAACGGATCATGACCCAGGGACTCCATGTACTTATTGATCGGCACTACCTTCAACTGCTCGGTGCATGCTCTGATCCTATCGTTAGGAATGAACTTCTTCTGGGAGATTAGGTTGTGAAAAGGCTCGCCCTTCCTCGATGCCGTCTCGTAATCTACAACGATTCCGGCCTTCTTTTCCTTGATGAACTCGAGCCAAACAATAGGCACATCCCATTCCTTTGAGCACCTATCAACGAAATCAAGGGTCTGGGGCATCTCTTTACCCGTGTTAGAAAAGGCAACAACAACGTACTCAGGAAGCTTCCCGCCATGCGCCTCAAGAACTTTGTAAAGCATGTATGCTGATGTACGCCCACCGCTAAAGCTTATGACCGCTGGCTCATCAATTAGGTATGGGTTCACGAAAGCTCCTTCTCGATAAGTATCTGGGCATAGTGAATCACCTTCCGGAGATCATCGACCCCGCCCTTGCCACGCCACCTACTAATGTACTTCACGATGTTCGCCTCACACCAATTCAAATTATTGGCGAGTATGTACTCGGTTGGTTGGATCATCATCAACTTATAATGATTTCCACCTATCTGATCGTCAAATGCGCTCATTACACCTCCTTCTCAATGTGATCGCTGATCCTCTGAAGCAGCACCATCATCCTGTCCACCTTCTCGACCATGTCATCGTACTTTCCCATGACCTCCTCCACCTCCCGATCGTTTAAATCCAGACTAACTTTCATCACCCGCTCCTTCCGCCTCGACTTCCCACGGCTTTGCCGCCGTGCTCGTACCAAGATAATGCCACATCGCCATGCCCGGTTCTGAATGGGTATGCACGATATGACTTAAGTGTTTCTGAACGTGAGTGACTGCACGCTGACAGGCATTCACGCCATTTGCTTTCTTGTGTCGCTTGAGGGCAGTCTTCGCCAAGAACTCCAGCTCTGCCCTCTTATAAAATTCGTTTTCTTTCATCGCCTTCATGACGATTCCCGCTATCTCTACCTCGTCTTCTGCTATCTCTTCATCACTCTTCTTGTTTGGTGTCCGAGTGAAGTCGCTGACCTCCCACAAACCATCATCGAAGTTGAACAACGATATATGTTCCTGTGGATCTGCTGCGTTACGCGCCTCATAAAAGATATTGATGTTAGGTTTCTCGCCCATCAATTTGATCCCGCTGTCGAACCAACCCGCGAACACCGACCCACCTCGAGCTGACAGGAAGGACCGGTCATCCGCCCTCTCTTTACCCGTATGGTGCGCGATGATTGTCGCCACGTTGTTCATCTCCATGAGCATATCAACCCGATCCAAAAGCTTTCTGATCTCGGTGTTGCTGTTCTCCTCACCATCAAAGAAGTTAATGATCGGATCAATCATCACGATGTCTGGGTTGTGGAACGCTACCTCATCACTGAACGCTTGGATGTCGCTATCCTTCATGAGATTCTTTCTGAGCCGTCCACTGATAATGAGGTTATCAAACCCCATCTGCCGGACCTCATCGTTCGTTGAGAATCTTTGGTAGTACATCTCGACGCGCTGCTTCAAGAACTCTGCAATGATCTCAGCCTGAAACCACATCACCTTGAGCGGTTTTGTAAAAGGCTGACCCATGAAGTCAGTACCGGTCGTTGCACCTGCCGCGAACGCGCCAAGCCAGTTGGACTTACCGATCTTAGGCTTACCCAACAAGAGCACCCGACTGTTCTCGAAGATGAACTTATCACCCCAGTACTGCTCAATGGTATCGTCCTCCATGGACTGCCACTCAAAGCTACTGAAGGGTACTAAACCAAGGGGTCCTGACTCTGGTTTTTGAGGGGTATCAATAGGATCTTCCTGCTCCTGGATCTCCTTTAGATCTTCGGTCAATCCTGTGTTCCACGTTGATGTGTTCCACTGGTTGATGCCGCTCTCAGCTAGGTCTGGGTTCCGCTTGATATGCCCTTGACATATAGACATAACTGTTTTGGTTGCTTCTACCAAGTCCATCGGCGGTGAACAGCTTTGATTCCAGTCCTGCGCCTTGATCAGAACTTCCCGAAGACCCCATCCTTCTTTGATCCACTTGCCGACCAACCGTGCGAGGGTGTCGTTGCGACTACCTTCGACCTTGGGATCCTCGGTGAGCTTCTCTCTGATGCTTGGGACTTCCCCAGTTTTGGGATCGACAGAGTTAAAGCCATGGATGTGTTGCAGGTCTACACCCGACAGCAATGGCAGATCATCGATTGATGTTACGCCATAGGACTGCTCACACTCTAAGCGATAACCTACGCTGGGCGCGATCATCACATACCCGCCATCACCACGGACATCGATCTTATTCTTACCGACACTGTTTCGAATGTCATCGGGTCCGAGAGCGTAGAAGTAATGGGTGCCACCTCGAGGCGTTATCTGTTTTAGCGGTGTGCGCGTAATGCCACCAGACTCTATCCATTTAACGGCTTCGTCACTGTCTGCATCGACAACGGCAAATGCTATGCCGGTTATGACAGCCCAGTTTGCTTCAGGGTATTGTGAATGCCACTGCTTTATTTCTTCTTCGCTCGGTTGAATGGTTTGATAGTGCGTCCATTTAACTCGAGGTGTCTTCGCCCATTTTGCTTTAAGCGCATCAGCGGTATCGAAGGGATGCCGACTGCGAAAGTACTGCGGTACTGTTTCTTTTGGAGAACCACACGGTATGACATGAAAGCCAAGCTCCCACATTGCATGCAGCCAATCAGACTTATGATCAGGCTCTAGATTTTCTCCACAAAATTTCTGCTGGAAAAAATGCATATCAATTCACCCTTGCTATTCGCCTCTTTGATCCGTCTTCCCGCGCCGATTCAATCTTGTAATCAATCGACTTCGCTGCTTGCCTGATTGATCTCAACTGCTGTAGCTTAGGATCGTTCGACTCATCTATGGTAAAAGAATCACCGACATCCAGCCGAAGCAGTATCTTCTGCCACCTACCTGGGCCACGGGTCTTGCGACCTACGCCCACACCTTTTTCAATTACGATATCCACTGTGCCACTCCTTGTTGTTTGTTCACCCGATCATACTCCAACACAAAAGAGATAACAACCTAGTAAAAAAGTGTTGCTTTTATCTTGTGGCTATGAGAAAGTTTGTTTCGAGAAGAGAGAAGGAGTGTGTAATGCAGTACGAAGAAGTCGTAGGTCTGTTAATCGCTGCCAGAAAGGTAAAGGTGGAGATCGATAGTAAGATAAAGCGTTTAGAAAGAGAAGTACTAGAAACAAAATTTGCGAATGACGCTGTTCAGCCGATACGCAATCAGGGAGGTGAGCGCACCGTAGAAGGTGTGACTTTTGAGATCAAACGTACCTACGTTTGGGATCAAGAACTCTTAGCAGAAGCGTTAAAGATGTACCCTTCTGTTGAGGATTGGCCCTCCTTTGTAACCCCCGTCAACGAAGTTAAAGTCAACCTGACTAAGTTTAAGCAGTTCTGTCTGGACCATGCAGACCATCCGCTTTTACCTAAGATTCATGGTGCGATGTCAGCTAAGTTTGGCGACCCTAAAATCAAAGCAATAAAGGAGGTATGACATGTCGTTACTACAGCAAGTAACTACGGCACGGGAAGTGATTCCCGACGAACCATTGCCGCCGGTCAGGATTAATATCCAAGGCACGGATGGTATTGGTAAGAGCACGTTCGGAGCAGGAGCCCCCAACGTAATCTTTATACAGGCAGAGGATGGCCTGAACTTCATCGAGGGTGTGGCAAGGTTTCCGCTTGCCAATGAGTGGAGCGATATCATTAGCCAGATCGCAACGTTGGCCAATGAAGATCACTCTTATAAGTCATTGGTGCTCGACACCACGGATGCCGCAGCCCTTAAGACTGAGGCCCATGTGTGTGAAAAGAATGGCTGGGATAGCATTGACGCGCCTGGATTTGGCAAAGGTTATACCGCTGTCCGAGAACAGTGGGTCAAACTGCTAGATGGTTTAAACTTTTTGCATCGGCACAAGGCAATGAACATCATTCTCTTGAGCCATGTTGCGATCAAGCCATTTAACGATGCGGTTCATGAGTCTTATGACCGGTGGGAAATGAAGTGCAACAAGAATGTTAACGCACTCATTAAAGACTGGGTGGACTTTAACCTTTTTGCAAACTATCAGACGGAAACGATCAAGGATGGTAGCAAAACACGCGGTGTTTCATACGGTAAGCGAGCCTTGCATACGCAATTCGCCGCCGCATTCGATGCCAAATCAAGAGTAGCACTACCGCCTAAGATTGATCTTAGCTGGAATGCATTCGTCACTAGCTATGCAGATGCCCTGCAAGCTTCATCTTAATAAGTAGGAGATTCCAATGGGAATATTAGATCAAGGTATTGACTGGAGCGCAGTCGAAGTAGGCGGTGGGATGACGGACAACGGTCCTGTCCCCCCAGGTGAGTACACCGTTGAGGCGGTCAAGTACGAGGAGAAGACCTCGAAGGCAGGTAATGTTTTCCTTGCGTTTGAGTTCAAAATCCTCGGGCCAAGCCATGCAAACATGCGCTTGTGGGAGAACTTTGTCATCACTGGCAGTTCAAATGTCGGCAAGGCTCGGCTTAAAAGCTTCGTTTCCTCTGCCGGTGGCGATGTGAATCAGGTTCTCGGGTCCGCCCTTGTGAACTCTGTTATGAACACGCCGGTCAATGTTGTGACTGACATTGAGCAGTCTAAGAATCCAGAGTATCCGGATCCCAAGGCTCGCATTAAGAGCTTCTTGCCAGCCAAGGCAGCACAGGCACAGCCTGCACAACCCGCAGCACAACCTGTTGCACAACCAGCAGTCCAGACTTCGAACTGGTCAGCGTAAGAAATTCACCCTGAAAAGGGTGAAAAGGGTGAAAAGTATTTGAGAAGGCTTGACCCGACAAAACTTTTCAAAAGACTGCGGCTGCTTGAAGTAGATAGGTGATTTGGGTTTAAGACATGCCCTCTTGGGGTCACCTCGAAACTAAAAACAGCTTGCTTGAGCTGGCCTGATCCACCAGTAGTCGCAACGGATCATCCCTTATTAGGAGAGATATATGGACGAGATAGACCAGATAGAAATAACCTTTAGCAATGAGGAGATGGAAGCTGTTTATGAGAATCTAAAGTATTGGCTTAGGGCCATGGTCGAAAAAGACTACACCTTAGAAGCTATATCAGAAGTCATGAGCACTTACTCACTCATACACGCATACACATTCGCTGATCATGAGAGCGTTGATAAATCGATTCAAAGTATTAAAGAGAAGGTTTCAGTCAACTTACTTAACAGCGTCACAGGAGAAGGAATAGTTCACTAATGGAACTCAGAAACTACCAGAAAAAAGCTTTAGACAAAGCTCTCTGTTGGTTAGATAAGAAGATTACAAACCCACTCATCGTGCTCCCTACCGGAGCTGGTAAGACCGTTGTATTCACTACGCTAATCCAAGAGCTTTACAATCGGAATCCCTCTAGCAGATTCTTAATCATTGCTCACCGGCAAGAACTCATATCACAAGCGGAAGAAAAGCTTCTAGCAGTTTGGCCGAATGCACCCTGCGGTGTGCTCGCTGCAAGCTTAAAAAGATTTGATAACACCGCGCCAATCATAATTGCCAGCCGAGATACACTGGCCTCTAGGACAAGGCTTGATAAATCATTGCCGGTTGACTATATCATCATCGATGAGGCCCACCATGTAGGCCCAGACTTGGATAGTAGATACCGGAAGATCATCAATCACTTCGAAGAGATCGGGTGTCCAAAGATCTTGGGTGTAACCGCTACGCCATACCGGATGGGACAAGGCTACATCTATGGGAAAAAGGATCACTTCTTTGAGGGCATTGCCCACTCAGTGACCATCCCTGAACTCATCAAGGATAAGTACTTGTGCCGGTTGTCAGCGTTTGCTGTAGCCAAGGAAGCTGTCATTGATGCGAGCAAGGCTAGGCTTAAGTTTAAGGGCGGTGATTATCGTGAGTCAGATCTAGAAGAGCTGGCCATCTCCGATAAGACTATTTATAACATCATTCAAGACTGGCTTGAGAAGGCTTATCTCAAAGGCAGAACCAGCACTGTATTCTTTTGTGTGACCGTTCTTCATGCTCAAAAGATGTGCATGTTTCTAAGACGCTCTGGTATCAGGGCTGCGTTTGTGACAGGTGAAACGCCCAAGGCTGAAAGGCAAAGTATTCTTGACAGCTTTGAGCGGGGAGATATTAACGCGCTTTGTAATGTCGCGGTCTTGACGGAAGGTTGGGATGCGCCAAGGACTGATTGCATTGCGATCCTACGTCCGACCAAGTCGCTCGGGCTCTATGTCCAGATATGTGGCAGGGGTATGCGTACCTGGCCTGACAAAGAAGATTGCTTGCTTCTAGACTACGGCGGCAACATGGAACGGCATGGTTGCATTGACACTGCAACACCAAAAAGATCAGCAACAATAGAGGGAAATGCGATTTGGATCTGCAATGAATGCTTTAGTGTCAATGACATTGAGTACAGCCATTGCATTGCGTGTGATGCGGCCAAGCCTGTCGCAGAAGAACTTCTCGAATTAGATTTAATGGTTGGGGCTAAACCAGGGCCAGGTGGTCCGCCAGACTTGGTTGAAACAGACGAATCTGTTGAAGGGTATGTCCTTTCAGATGAGATCCCTGAATCAGCAAAGTCTGTTTACAGAACAGACACAGTGACTTCGGTCCTCGCCAAGAAGAAGATCTCAAAGAATGGTAATGCTTATCTTAGCGTTGACTTCGCATGTCAGGGTGCTTACTGGCCTCAGTCAACCGCGCTCATGGTGGGTATGTACGGTAAGGCCGGTGAGATGGCAGCTATGAAGTGGAAGATCATGTCGAACCAAAACATTTATGTCCCAAGGGATATAGATGAAGCTGTTAGGCTAATCAATGAAGGGGGCGCCTTCGACGAAGTGCGCGAAATAAACTTAAAGAAAGAGGGGAAATACTGGAATGTTATCGGCATCAATATTTAACAGGATAGATGAAGTTATCTCAGAGCAGAACGACAGGAACCGTGGACACATGGGGTTCAGTGGTATTGGCGATGATGATGAGAGAAAGATTTGGCTCAACTTTCATTGGTGCTTAAGCTCCAGCTTTGACGGCAGAATGCTTAGGCTCTTTGATCTGGGCAATCGGATCGAGGATCAAGTCGTTGACTACATCAAGAGCACCAATGTCATTGGCGTTTCTCCGGTTGACAAAGATGGCAAGCAGTATCGAGCAAGCGCTCTTGGCGGACACTTCTCTGGTTCCTGCGATGGGTTTGTCAGAAAGGTTTTGCCAGAAGCGATGGAAGAAGTTCTGCTGCTTGAGGTCAAGAGCGCCAACGACAAACGGTTTAAGGAGCTGTGCAAGCTGGCCGACTATCAGGGATGGAGTAAGACATATCAGTGGCAGATTCACGCTTACATGGGGATCTTTGGTGTCAAGAAGACGCTTGCTGTGGTGGTCAACAAAAACAACAGCGAGATCTACTCTGAGATCATTGACTACAACCCTGAGATCTGGGATCAGGCACAGGAGAAAGCCAAGCGGATCATCGCTAGTGACGCGCCAGGTGATGGCATGAACGAAAAGGATTGGCGATTGAAGAATGAATCGTCGGTGTATCGAGATGTCTATCTTGGCAAGCGACTACCAGCGTCCGTTAACTGCCGGAACTGTAAGAGTTCTAAGGCGATCACGGAGTCCAATGGAGCCGTCTGGCGATGCTTTAGGTTTGGCAAGAACCTTACACTCGATGAGCAAAGGAACGGCTGTAAGGACCACCTATGGATGCCTGCTCTGGTTCCTGCGGACCATCTGCCAGAGAAGAGCACTGAGGATAAGATCGCTTATCAATCAGGAATAGTTGTGTTCTTTAATACGGTATCTAAAGGGCTTGACAAACAGTCATTTAGCAGTCCCGAATTGCGAGAACTGTCGAAGGCTAACTTCGATCCTGATCTAATGATGGGACCTAATCACATTCGGGAGAACTTTGATGCTGAGTTCGTAGCTGTGCATGTGATGGATGAGGATCAGATACCGTTCTAGCTGGCCATTCTCTTGGGTCTTTAATGATGTGAACAATGACGCCGGGGTGGAGTGCTTCGACCAGTTTCTTTTTTAGCGAGAAGATCTGGGTCACGATGCCCTTGGTGTCTTCCACGACATACTGGTCCTTGCACCAGTACCTAAAGTCTGCGATGTACTTGCAGATCTTCTTGCCTTCGACCACGCAATCATAAGGAACCTGGACTTCGACCTGTTCGATCTCGCCATCTTCCTCTTTGCCTTTCAGGATCTTGTATCTTGCAGCTTCAAGCTTTGAGTCAAACTTGATGCCATCGTACTCTACCTTCTGAGCAAAGTACTTTCCGGTCTTCTTTTTACGTTGTGGTAACAATAGATTAGGAACCCATTAGTTTATCTAATTCTATATCTCGCAGTGCTTCTATGCCACGGTTAAATAATGATTGAGGTGGCGGAGGTGAAGGCGGTGGTACAGCACCAGGCATAGGTGGTGGCATGATAAAGCTCGGAGGTTGTGCCATCTGTTGTTGTCTTTCTTCAACAGCTTTTGGCGTGTATCTCATCTTAGAAAAATCTGCAAGACTAGATCCTATAGCCGTCATGTCAAATGGGTTTGAAACCTTATTGCTATCGCTTCTAATAGCTTCTGAAATTGTCTGACTGCTTGGGAAGAATGGAACAAATTGTTTTGCAAACAGTTCAGGAATATGAGGCGTCTTGGCTTTAGATAAAGACTTGTAAATACTAGACTTATCAATGCCAAGTTTTTCTGCATCATCGATAGCAACGCTTAGGTCTCGCAATGCTTTAAACCTTTGTTCGTTAGCAAGAATATAAGCTTTAGTTACAGCCGAAGCTTCGACGTTTCCTCTAGACTTTGCGATCTGGTTAAAGATCCTAGAGGCTTCTCTTACCTGTCGAGCGGCTTCGTACCCTCTATACTGTAGGGTTTTTTCTATATCAAGCTTAATGGTTTTAACACCGCTTAAAGCTTCAACAAACTTACCCGCAGCATCAATCCTAACACCTCTTTTGTTAACACCGGACATTGCGTCTGCGCCCAAAGCCTGACCTATGGCCCTTGGAAAATCCTTTACATCGTAACCAATATAAGCCGGACTAGACACATCTCCCTTAAGAGATATTGGGCTTATGCCTGGAGTTAAACCTTCTGCAAAATGAGCAAATCCTTTTGAAATCTTTAACCCAAGTGGGTCCGCATCGTTATATATCTGACCGCCATAAGCGTTTTTGTTTCGTCCAAGATTTAATATTTTTTCAGTAATAATTGACTCACTGAAAAACGGAGAAAAGAACTCACCACTACTTTCCCAGGCTGCATCAAGAGCTATATTTGAAAGATCTTTTTCTGCTGTAATGCCATTATTAACAGCATTAAATGCAGCTCTTGCTGGCTTAGTAAGATAGTCGTATGGGTTTGTGTAAGAAAAATTGTAAACCTCCGTGACATTGCCGTCCTTGTCAGAAGCGATTGGTATAAGTGTTGCATTCTTTTCCCAATCTTGAGCAAAAGATCTTTTAAAAGCATCTACTTGTTCTTGTGAAGATCCAGTGAGCATCATTGCAGAAGCGGAAAGACCGCCAGCTATGCCGCCATCTACAGCTAGACTTCCCATTAAACGCCTCATACCAATAGATCTAATCTCTGGAGATTCGCTTGCTAATTCTTTAATCGACCGACCAATTACGTTTCCGCTGGTTCTGATTATCTCAGCAGGAAACGCAATGAAGTTTCCTAAAGGAGCTTTTCTTAAGGTTTTAATGAACTCAGGAACCCTAGCGTAGTTAGGCACTGTATCCTTTACGATCTCGGCAGCTTCTCTTTGAAGAAAGTTTTCAAGTTGATCGCCCTTAAGCTGACTTGGCGTTAACCCAGACTGTTGCAAATCAATAATGTTTCGAGCATCGGTTACAGGTATGTTAGTCGGGCTCTTGCTAAAGGCATCTCTTAGTCTGCCAAGCTCCATCTCATAGCTATATATTTTCCAAACATCATCAGATCCTTGGTATAACTTTCCAGAAAATCTGTTCTGAGTGTTCTCCGCTGCGCTAAGAACTTTTCTCATGATGTTACCACCAAGCACGCCACTCTTGGCCTGCAAAGCATCCTTGAAAAGACTTTCAAACTCACCCATTTTTGCGTTGGAATTAACAATTCCAAGCTCAATCATCTTTCTGTAATACTCATCAATGGCTTGTTTTGAACCGGCCTTGGCGTTACTTCTTGGAAGACTTAGTCCTTCACCAACTTTTCTTTGGCCTATTTGACTTAAGACTGTTTGCATGGAGTTTAATAACGTTTCGCCATTTCCAAAATTGCCATTCTTTAACGCGAAGAAAGCTGCAGTCGTAGCGTTTCTTATCTGGGTAATAGGACTGTAGACCGTCTTTGCAACCTGGGACATACCTTTTATCCCGAGAAAGGTTGCATACAGTTTATTTAAAGGGCCATCTCCCAAGGTTGTTTTAGCATCCTCAAGGGCTCTTAAGTAATCTTTCTTGACGTACTTTCCTGCAAGTGGGCCAAACCTCATCTTCATTGATTCTGTTATTTCTCCAGTTGGATCTGGCGAACTAAAGCCAATCCTAGAGTAAGCGCCAAGGTCTTCTGGCCGAGTAATCTGAACGTTATCAAGTATGAACTTGCTTTCAGGAGGCAAAGAATCATTGTACTTAAGAAGATTTTTAAAATAACTTGCTTGAGACAACTGCTTTGATATCACGTCAACAGTTTCAACGGCCTTAGTTCTCAGCCCAATCCTTTGTTCTTCTAAACTTCTTTGCCTAATGACGCCATCTTCGTAAGAAGATCCGTTCTTTCGGACTCTTCCGATGACATCAGATCCGCCAGAGTATTCTCCCAAGAAGTCTCTAATAGCTGGAAGATTATCCAACTTCTTGTTTTTCAAAACTCCTTGCTTTACACCCTTTAATGTTTCTTCTTCAAACATCATGTTAGGTTTCATCTTTGCATTTGAAAACTGAACGTTACTTCTCATAACGTTTAGTTGAGATAAAGCCTGATCCGGAGTTAGCTCATCACCCGCCTGCCTGCTTGCTTCAATTATCTCTTCTTGAGCTGCTTTTATTTGTTCCATGCTGGGAACATATTCTTGAGAAGACTTAATGGTTCTATAAAGCCTAGTGCCATAATATTTTTGGTTTGTTTCCCCAATAGCTTTTACCAAAGCCTTGTTAAGATCTGGATCAAGGAACTGATCTTCTTTTGAAAGAGATGTAGAAAGATTGTCTATATACCCTCTGAAATCTTCAGCTGATCTTAAAAGGCTGTAATCTTTTTTGCCAAACAAAGACTTCATATCAGATGAAGCTATCTCTTTATCAAGGCTTTCAAGAATGCTTCTTGCTTGCTGTCTGACAAGCTCTCGACTTACAGTCTTACCGCCTATCGTTCTGGGTTCAGCAAACATAAAGTCATTGAGAGCGTTTAATGCATATCTTTCATCTTCAGCGTTAAGCTTGCCAGCCTTCTTTAACGACTTTAATCCATTGTCTATTTCTTCAAAGCTGTTTCTTGCAAACTGATTGTCAGAAGATACTTGCTGCAACTTTATAGCATCAAGCTGCTTTGCCACTTCATTTGGCATTTTGCCCTGAAACGTAAAGTTATTCTTTAACTTAGAGTATGCCTTATCAATCATTCTCTTTCGAAGTTGAGGATTTTCTAATCCCGAATTAACTCCAGTTAGTTTGTATAAGGTTTCCTTATCTTTGACTGCACTCAATGCGCTTTCAGCTTTTTGAGCAGCCTTCTGAGCCATTGAAGTTCTTGAAACTGCGTCAGCAGTAGCGCCAATTCCAGCGCCAGCTAAACCTAGAATTTTTGGAGCACCAAGAACTATAGCTGCACCTTCAGCAGCAACCTTTAGCCTGTTGGTTAGTTCTGCAGCAGCTCTTTCAGATCCTTCTAACTGATCCGTATCTATTCTTTTGGTAGGTCCTCCATCAAAAAAGTCACCGAGAGTCTCAACGTCAGGCGTTGTTGCCAGTACATCAGCAGCGCCAAACGCGCCAAGTTGTCCTGCTTTACCCAGCTTGTATGCTTTGGCAGCTTTTGCAGCTAGTCCGCCTGGAACGGCGAACTGAGTAAGAAATTTAACAGCTTCACCTAAGCCGGTTGATGTTGTTGGCTTGAACTGCGAATAAAACTCTCTAACCGTTTCTGCTTGGTTTGTTTCTCCATCAGAAACGAAATCAATTATCTCCGCAGGAAAGCTTGCAAGTCCTTCAACCGCGCCAACCAATCCAGCGCCTATGGCTCTAGCTATTTCTCCTGGAGCGGAAACATCTTCTTCACCGAATTCAACTGCTCTTTCCTGTATAGGATTGTTGTCGTAAAAATTTTGAGCAGATTTTAAAGCAAAAGCTTTATCATCCGTATCGACATCAACTGATCTTCCGTCAGGCAAATCTACAGTAATCATTAGGTTGCGGAAGCTCCTGGCAATGTGACTCTAGGTTGAGATCCCACACCAGATGTACTAGGATCTGCCTTTTTCTCTCCTCCATAAGTAGAATTTACAGTATCTTCTATTTGTTCAACGGTCCCAGGCTTAAGTTGACCGGTATTTGAATCAACTAACAAAGGGTTTTTGTAAGCGGCTGTAAACAAGCTGGCCCTGAAGGCTTCTTTACCGTCTGAGGACTTCAGTAAAAGACTTAAAGCTTCTTCGTCTTTCATTCCTGGGTTTATAGATTTTATAAGCTCATAGTTCTTTTCCATAGCCGTCTTGCCAGCCTGCTCATAATTCTTAAGCTTGGCCTGCTCAATCTCATAGTCCCGCCCACCTTCGTATACATCAGCAACAAAGCTTCTAGGAACAAAGCCTTCTGTAGGTTTAGAGGCTCTTATCAAGCCAGCTCGAAGCTTCTTATCTGAAAGAAGACCGCCAATAATATCACCAGTTTTAGAAAGAAAGCTGGGTTCTGGCGGCGTTGGTGGTGGTTCCGTTATCGAAGCTTCTGCATCAGCAGCAGCCTGGGCAGCAGCAGCCTGGGCAGCAGCAGCTGCTTGAGCATCTATTGCCGCTTGATCTACAGCCTCTTCGTCGTCGCCAAAAAGGTTTGCAACAGTAAGTGCTATTGTTCCCGCTCCTCCTACACCTCCGACGGTTAATGCAGCTTTCTGTTTTGTTGTCAGTGGCGGTTTGGCTAATGCTTCTATGCCACCTCTTGCTGCGCGTGTACCGCCTGCTGCTACGGCAGCTCGCTCCGAAGAAGAGGCCATAGGGATTACATTTCCAGAACTATCAAGAGGTATGCCTGGGTCTTGCATCTCGACATCGGGTCTATCTCCAGATCTAACTCTTGGTCTAGGAGCGCCAGGATCAAGCATCTCTATACCACGCCTAGCACTAGGATCCATCATCGGAATATCGGGAGGAATCAAGTCATCTGCGCTTCTCATAACATCATCTTGAACGTCAGGAATGTTATCAAAAGGGCTCCTGCCTCCTGCACCAAGAGATTCTTCAGCACTTCTAATAACATCATCTTCAAACTCAGGAATATCATCACCAGCTCTTCTTACATTTGCCGGTGACAAAACGCCGCCCATATCATCTATTCCTCCCTTAATACCGGCAGTGCCTTGTATAAGGTCCTCGGGAAGGTCAAGACTTCTTGCATCTTCAGCGTCAATCTCGCCCCGCTTCAACGCATCAAGCGTCTTTTCAATCCAAGGGCCACCTGATTTCTTAAGGAAGAGTATGCTATCGATTAAAACACCGCCAAGAGATCCTCCCGCAAACTTAGGAACGATTGATGCAATGCCACCATTCGCAAATCCTTGAGCGGCCATTACCTGAGCGGCAAAGTCATCGCCATATGATTCAGCGACTCTTGCTCTAATAGCATCAGGATCTGGCTTCTGTCGAAGGTTGCTAATAGCACTAGCAACTTCCATAACTTCATCTGAAAACTGCGGTTCTTCATCTTCAAATAACCTTGGAACTTCTCCGGCAAGCCTAACGCCTTCAAACGCTCCAGCAGCTTTAGCGCCTGTACCGGCGGCGTCTTTTAAGGTGTCAAACTTTTCCATTTGATTTACAAGCTTGGATCCTTTGACGCCAGCCTTCATTAGTTTTGCAGCAGCATAGGCTGGCGGAAACGAAAGAAGCCCCATGGTCATATAATCAAGAGGGTCTGACGGATCAAAGATAATGTTAGTCAAGTCTCGAAGGTTCATTCCAGAACCTTGCTCAGTCTGCTCCATAGAAAAGAAGTCTTCGGCAACAAGACCGCCATCTTCAAACCCTTGAACAGGCGCAACACCCGCCATGATGCCGCCACCTTGGCGGGTCTGCGGTGTCTGGAACATAGGACGGTCATAAATTTCTGGACGGTACATCATATCTTGTCGGTTCATTTTCCTATCATCCCCTGTTCTGCCATTGATTCCAAAGATCTAGACCTTGGCCTGCTAATCCTAAGTAACCAGCAACCTTGCCTGCGGTCCCTGGGTCTTGATAAGCCCCAACTTGATTAGACTGAGTGCCATACCCGCTTGAGTATTGCGGCAAGTATCCAGCTAATCCGCCAAGCATTTGCTGGCCACGCTGTAATCTCATGTACGGCTCATCAGCCATCTGTGTCGCAGCAGTGTATTGATTGCCGTAAGCGCGATCCTGAATGCCTCGACCTGTCTGTCCAAGCCCTGCCATGGTTCCGATCTGACCTGTAAGCATGTTGTATCCTTGCTGACCAAGTCCGGCAATACCCGCAGCGCCTCCTCGTTGTGCAGATCCACTTGCGCCGTATGCGTCAAGGGCGGTCCCATACTGTTGTTGAGTCTGACCGAACATACCGCTTGCTGCGCCTTGCATCCTACGCATTTGGTCTTCATAACTGCCCATGCCCATCTGTTGAGCTTGCCCGTACTGAGAGGCCATGCCTTGACCAATGTCTGCACGTTGGCCAGCAGCGCCTATTTGAGCGCCAATACCTTGCATGCCAAGCTGACCACGTTGAGCAGCAGAGCTACCGATATCTCTACCAGCTTGCATCCCAGCCTGACCTTGAGATTGAGCCGTGCTAAATGCTTGTTGACCCAACCGCGCTTGAAGTTCCGCTGTAGAGATACCCATGTCGGCAGCTTGCTTAGAAAGTTGAGCTTCATTCAATTTGCTTGTCATGCCAAGCTGACCGCCTTGAAATGCGCCAGACTGAGCCAGCTCTTCCGCAGATAAGCCCAAGTTTCCTGCCGCTTGCGCTGCTTGTAATCGAGTTGCTGCGCCAGCTTGGCCAAGGGACGATGTCAGTTGTCCAAGGTTTTGCTGACGGCCTTGAGCTTGCTCAAAGGATTGCTGCGCTTGTTGCGCCGCTTGCTGATAGCCTTGAGATCTTAATTGAGCACCAGTTTTAGCCTGCTGCTGCAAGATATTTCTACCGATCTCAGCTTGCTCAATGCCGCCTCTAGATCCACCAAAAGCACCAGATTGAATGGCTTGAGCTTTTGCCTGCTGCCTCTGCTTGTTGCCAAGCCTTTCAATCTCTGCTTGTTCGGCATCGATTACGTTTTGAGTATACGGATCCATAAACCTATCAATAGTAGATGGATCAAATTGAGCACCGGTTCCTTTTAATGCCGCTATGCCTTCTTGAGCATATTTTCTAGATGATTCGCCAGCACTCTTTAATTCTCTTCCAGCTTGAGCTGTTTGGGCTCTTGCTCTTGTTGTCGCATCTAAAGCTCTTTGTTGAGCGGTTCCAACTTGAGATCCTATGCCGGAAGCTGCTGATCTTATATCAGCCTGCCCTGTTCGTGATTCAGAACCTGCCATTCGAGCGGAATCTAACGCCATTCTCTGAGCTATCGCAGCTTCATCCGCAGAGCTTGCAGCGCCTTGTCTAATTAAATCTTCACCTTCTCTCATGTCAGCTTGAGCAAGATTAATTTGCCCAGGTATTTCTCTAGAAAGATCACCTAACTCTTGAGATGCACCTCGCATCATTGATCGCCCTTCGGCGTCGAGAAACTGTTGCCCCATGGTTGGATCATAAGCGCCAATGCTTTGCATATACAAAGCTCGAGCTTGAGGATCTCCATAAATCCCAGCCGTTCTGGGATCGAATGCTTGTCCAGACTGACGATACATTCTTTCCGCTTCAGCAAGCTGGCCACCAAAACCACCAAGGCCTTGAGCCATATTCCTAGCTTGAATCTCAAGCGGAGAAAGACCAGCGACTTGCTGAATCGGAATGGGAATCTGCTGGCTTATTAAACCTGGTTGATCAGGCGTTCCGAAGTAACTCGCCAAAAGGTTCCTTGAGGTAAGCTCTACCGCAGGATCATAATACTGCTGCGAAGCACTCGGAAGAACATATGGTTGTTCCTGATCAGTTAATACTGTTTCACTCATCGTGACATCCCCGCAGCTTTTTCGCCCATCTTCTGAAGCGCATACATAGCCCGTGCGCCTTCTCGTCTTTGATCGTGTTTGCCGCCATCAGCGCCCATCATATCGCCTATTCCTCGAACTGCTTTAGCGTTAACAACAAACTCACCATCGCTTAACATGGCGGGAATGTCATCAGATCTTTCAGTGCCAGGGCCGGATATTTGTCCGTTCTTTCTTGGAAAGTCAGTAGATCCACCTGCGCTAAATCCAGCAATACTACCTAAAGATCCGATACCGCCAATCCCTAACTCGCCAAGTCCTCCCCCGCTGATTTCTGAAATAGACCTATCAAAATCTTTTTTTCGTTGTTCCCATTCATCTAACGCGGTTTCGTATTCTTTTTGAGAAGCCATCTGACCTCTTCCGCTAAAAGGCGGAAAGTCAGACCGGACAGGTTTAGGATAAATGGATTCATAGTAATCGTCTGTTTGAATCTCAACATCAGAATCGATGTCGTCTCTCGGTAAGCCCGTGTCGTCTCTCGGTAAGCCCGTGTCCGTGTCTCCAGGGGGCGTTGTCGTGCCGCCACCTGTCGTGCCGCCACCTGTCGAGGGTCTTTGATAAGTTGTTAAAGGACCAGAGCTTTGCAACGGTCTGCCACCGCCATAGTTTGCATACTGCATACCCTCAAGACCTTGATAGTTCATACCGTAAGGCGTGATCTCGCCCGAAGGTAGAAAGCTAGAGATGCCTCTGTATCGAGAATCCATTGTTTGCAAAGGACTTGGCGCAAACCGCTCAAAGTTTGCAGGATCGTTATAAACATTCATAGCCGCATTACGAGCAGCTAACTGCAAATCTGTGGGTTGAGTTTTATCTGTCGGCATAGTTGTGCCTCCTCCAGTTTGAGTTCCAGATCTATTCCCGCCGGAAGGCAAGTCTGGCCATTGAGGTATGTATACTGTCTCGTCATTAGGGCGTTGATCGTTAGGGCCATCCCTTCGATCTATTGGGTCATTAGGAGTCCCGCCACCTGTACCACCACCTGTGCCATTGTCTATAGGACCGGTTGTGGTGCCTCCGCCTGTACCATTATCTATAGGGCCAGTGGTCGTACCACCGCCAGTTCCATCTCCTACTGGTTCAGGATCAGGCGTGGGTGTCGGTGTGGGTGTAACGGGCGCAGTGGGTGGAGGATCAGGGTCAGGCGTAGGCGTAGGCGTAGGCGTAGGTGTCGGTGTAGGCGTGGGTGTGCCACCACCGCGAGGATTGCCGCTACCTGGTAATGGAAACGTTGGAAATCCACCACCTGGAAAGTTAGGGATCCCGCCTATCTGAATGTTACCTTCGCCTCCAAAGAATCTTTTTGCCCAAGCGGCAAGTCTTTCTAGAAAATTTGCGTCATCTTCTCCAGGCTCTTTTACCGGTCTTTCTTCGTCCTTAGTAACCGGGCTGGAGAAGTTATCAGTAACAGCAGGGTCACTTGCCTGATTATTTTGTGCGATAAAGATGCTCATCGCTTTTTGAAATTCAGAACGCTCTTCGTCGCTTATTTCGCCATCCTCATTACGATCAAAGTCGCTAATCTGAGGGCCTTCATCAAAGTTAATATGGCTAAATGGCATATCAACGTTCAATGGAAGTTGTCCGCTACCGGTAAACTGTGAAGCGTTGGGGACGCCTAGTGTACCGCCAATGTTTCCTAAGCTTGCACCTGGCAGTCCGCCAAAAAAATTTCCCCAGGTTGAAGATCCAGCGATATCAGAAAAACCCCCAATTCTTCCGATATCGCTAGTTCGTAAAGAGCCTCCTCCCACAATGCCACCCCCAATTATAGAGCCACCGCCAAGGTTTGCCATTCGACCCGAAGAACTTAAATTTGGCGTTCCGCCAAGGTGACTACCAATATGACCACCAGCCATCATCTTTATAGGTAACTTACGAATGCTCATTTAACACTTCCATCGGCGTCTTGCTTGACGCAATCTAGAGTTTGGGTTTCTCGCTGCTTTCGGAAACTGCTTCATCTGTCCAGCGGACCTCGCGCAATATGATTTTCTTCTAGCTGCTCTCTTGCCTGTAGGCTTGCTTTCTGTAACAGCGGTTTGCAATTTACTACCAGGATTAGCGCGTTTATGCGCTCTAACCCCAGCTTCTGTCATGCCAGCGCCTTCTTCCGTCTTTCGGTAGTTAGGTTTACTACCAGAAGTAGTGCGCCTAATCGGCCTGCCTCTATTCTTCTTAGCAGCACCACCTACCCTAAAGTTTTGCACATGACGCTTAAACATTAAGAATACCTTGTCTTCTTTCTTCTATCCGGCATAACAGCACCGCAGCCTCGATGATTACTTTTAGTGAAGAACCCGCCATCTTTTGCTGTCCTGTACTGCTTAGTCTTATCAGCAATCTTCTTAGGCTGTGATGAAAACTGCTTGCCAGCTTTTGTATCCTCTCTTTTAGCCTTAGTCGTTGCCGCATACTCTTGGCTCGATAGCGCCTGTCTTGCTTTCCTAGGCAAGTACCGCTCACCGGTAGCTTTAGGTCCCTGCGTAGACGGCTTGCCAGACTTTGTTCCCCAATCCTGCTTGCTCCACTGAGAAAGCTTGTTACTACTTTTTTTCTTCGGGCCTGAGTAAGTACCACCAGAACCTTTGTAATACTTTACAGCAAGTTGCATTGCTCGAGCAGAGTGTTTGCCACCCATCTTAGCCTTGGCTCTGGACTTAGCTGCCGCCCACTTCGCTGGATCTTTTTTGGTTGCTGTAGCTGTCATTAGTTTATCTTAGTTACTGGTCTTTTGTTAGGCAACATGCTAGAGAAACCTCTAGGTTTTACATACTGAGGTGGTGGTGCTTTAACGACAGAATCAACTCTCTTTATATCATTCATTAATCAATCTTCACAGTTATAGAACCATTAGTTATAACCTGAACTTCTCCAACGCCGGTAGATCCCTGTAGGCCAGCGGTCGATGGCGTTGATATGTTTACAAACTCATTGCCAGTATAGACTTGCAGGGCATTTATACTTAGATTCCAAATGACATCGCCTGCGTTAAACTGTAATTCCGATATGCTTTGATTTGTAAACTGAGGCGTTGCGCTTGGATCATACGCATTTAAATTAAGCTCTATAAGCCTGATCGCCTTGTTAAATACATCCTTGCCAACAGTCTCAGAGTTGGCAAACGGCAGTGCCGTATTAAGTATCTTAGCCATTATCTGCGACCATTAGGTTGTATATCTAATCGCGTTCCCCCAATCCTAAAGCCAACATCTATCTTTTGAGCATTTGTACCATCATCATCAGATTCAAATCGAAGAGCCGCCTGCCTTGCTCTAGCTCTCATATCTATCTTGTTAGTAGTGCTTGTGAATGACGATGTCTGATCCGTTGTAAAGCTCTGTCCAGGATAGTCTCTTGTCTTGATCTGAACGTTAATCGTTTGGTCAGAACCAGATCCTTGAAACTTAACATCAGGGATAAAACGTTTAATAAACTGAAAGTCTTCACCTTCGCCTATGTCAAAGTCAGCACTCTGAACAAAAACGTTATCCATTGGCTCGCCATCCGCGTTATAGCCAATCTCATGAGAGTATAAGTACGGCGTGTCGCCATGCTTACCAGCAGCAGTTGGAAGATTAAAGATACCTTCGTCCAACCAAGCTGTTCTAGATAGCTGACCAATAGACCAAGTGTTTTCTACATAGTTAAATGTCACATAAAGATCAACGGCAGTGGCGCCAAGGCTGCAATAAAACCAGCTAACCTCATCAAACTGCTTGTTCAACGTACCGACAACTTGAAAAGATTGTCCTTCGTCAAGGTTATCAAAAACGTAAGAATGTACAGTGCAAGGGACGGGCTCAACAGATCCGTTATACCTGTAGAATCCTTTCTTATCCATCCAGAATATTCCAGATGGAGAGTTAACCATTGCATTTGGTCCAATCAAGCTTACGCCTTCGTTTAAAAGATTAAGGCCAAAGGTTAGCGGCGGTCCAATAAACTGTAGGCTATAAAGCGCAACGTCAGTCCAGATCAAAGTTTCTTGTCTAGCTCTTACAGCGCCAATAATCTCAGACCCAGCAGAACATCTTAAAGACCCTGCTGTGTTGTCGGACCTGGGCTCCCAGTCTGAAATGTTTTCTTGGTCAGAAAATGCTACAAGTAACGGATCAATATCACCGCTTCTTATTCCAGCAACAATAGGATCTGCGCCTAATACAATGGCGTGTCGATCAACGTCAGAGATAAGGACTTGAAGCCCTTTTGTCGGCGCAAGGTTAGAGCCAGCTAAAGAGTTTAACGCCACAGCTCTAGTATTAAGTCCGTTAGACTTATCCCAATAGTAAAGTCCTCCAGCTCTTGGGCAGGCAAACAGGTCTTCACCAAAATTATCCATAGACCACAGCCGAAGCTGATTTGCATCTGTTAAAGAGCTAGTTGAGCCCCAGGTTCCAGAACCCCATCCGCCAACACCCCAACCTGTACCGTCAACAAAGACATCTAGACCAACTGTTATTTGATACGCAGCAACAGTAGAAGATCCGCCATTACCAGTATCACTGCCATTAGCCGTGACTGTAGCGCCATCTGTGTCTTTTGCCGTGATGGTATAGGTGTTTGTCGTTGGGACTGAAACAATCTGATACTCTTGGTTTAAAACGTCTGCAATAATGTTTCCGCCTAATGACGCTGCATCTGAAAAAGTAACAAAGTCGTTTATGTTTGCGCCATGGTTTGAATCAGTGATCGTTAAGGTTGAAGAACCATTGACAGCGGCAAAGGTAGCAGCGCCTGCAGCAGAAGTCTTTCTTATAGGGGTGATATCGTTGTAACTAGAACCTTCCTGGATGTACAGCTTGTATCGAGTTCCTAGTCCAAGAAGCTTTGTGCCGTCTAAGTCAACCCAGGCGTGTAGCTTTCTGCCAGTTCCTTCATAAGAGACAGATATATATTTTTCCCAACCGCCTATCTTTTCAGCAAACCCTTTTCTAAACCTAACAAGATTGCCATCAAACCAGCCTCCTTCTGCGGTGTAGCTAGTTCCCTGCTTGTTTATACCTGGATTAAATATAAATTTTTGTAAAGGCATTTTATCTAACCTGATATTCTCCAGAGCTGATCATCTGGCAAATTTCTAATGAGCGGTCGCCAACCTGTTCAGCCCAGCGACTACGGTAAAACTCTTGGCCTGCTTCTTCGTATTTACCAGTAGCCATATGCCCAAGAGCCTTGACGAATGTTCTAAGTTTGGTCTGCCCAAGGTTAAACGACAAGTCAATTATGGCATCTTGGCGCACGCTGTCCAAACTTGAGAACCATTCATACTCTTGGGTTAGCTCTTTTCGGCAGCGTCTAATATCATTAACTAGCAAATATTCTATTTCGTCATCAGAAAGTCCAAGGCCAGATTCACTGATATTCCTACCAACGCCAATGGTCTCGTACCCAGCAGAGCACATATAGACCTTATCTCTAACGCCTTCGTGCCGCTTTAGCATATTAACTAATCGCATCATTCGTCATGCTTATGTGATGCGCCGTAGTAGAAACTGATAATAGATGAGACGATCCCACCCAAATAACCAAGCACAAGATTAACAATGCCATTGTCTGTAGCAACAGGGTCTTGTAGCGTGACCAGCGCGATGTAACCTCCGAAGAATAGGACGCAAGTAACCGCAATAAATTTTGGCGTCCAGTCACCTTTGAAAGCCATCCGAGCATTCTGGATGTCGTCTGTTTCAAGTTTAAAAACATCTACGTCTAGCTCCTTCATCCGCGCCTGAAAATCAAATTCCGCTTTTTTAATTTCTGCAAGTTGTTCGGGGGTTGCCGCTTGGACGGCTTTCTCAATGCTCTTTTCATCAGCCTTGCACCCTAATACATTAGCAATAGTTTGTGCCGCAGCACCACCTAAAGGCCCACCGAGCGCCTTCCCAATAGTGGGTGCTAACGTACCGATTAATCCTTTGATGGCGTTAAATTTCATTGGGTCAGAACCAAGCCAACAATAGCGAGTAAAGAAGTAATCATGACGGGGTAGATGCCCCAGATCATTTTCTCCAGTTTATCGAACCGCGCAGAACCAGAATCTAGGCGTTTGTTGATAGCGTCATACCGCAAGGCGCATTCAGCTTCATGAATCTCAATCTTCTTTAACGCTTTGCTTGCATGAGTCTCGGCCATTAGTTATTTCCATTCCAAATGTAGACAATTTCAAAAGCTGCGCTAATCGCAATATCAGCCCCCGCGCTGTCGCCAATCGCTCGATACTCAATATCGGTTTTCTCCTCAAACTCGAGAGGCAGGCTATAGGTCAAAGTCGTCTGGCTTTCCGCTTTCACAAACCGATCTTTCACCTGAAATACTTCGCCGTATGGCCGAGCAACCAGTGACGCTGTGCAGTATTTGTTGTTTTGGGTAGTCGCTACTGTAACATCAGTTTGCAACAAGTACGCCGTGTGGTTGGCCGGAACCGTCCAAATCGCCATCAAAGTCTGGTTGTCGCCAATCGCAATCGTTGCGTATTTATTAGCTGGAACCCCAGAGGTGACTGTGCCGGTGCCTGCATAAATAACCCCCGCATTTTCACCGCCTGACCCAGCAGAATTAACCACCATGCGGAAGATGCGTAAGTAAGAATTCGTTGTAGTAACAGCAGTCTGGCCGTTCAAGGTTACGGTCTCGCTAATCTCGGAATAATTAGCATCTAAACCAGACAACGTAACCGTTCGAGCGCCAGTCCCAGCACTGGTATCATCAGTCGAAGAAGACGATACGGACAACTGTGTGGCGGCTGCTAAATAAGAATAGAGTCCACCCTGCGCCCATACCGTTTCAAGGCTATCGTCAATATCAGGATTAAAACCGAACTTATGGACATCGTAATGCCAAGCAACTTGCCCTCGGGCCACTTGAAGTTCAAATGGCTCGCTAGTCCCAACTCTTGTTATAGAGCTTATTTGGCTCATTAGTTCACTAATTCTGCTTCAGGTTCTTCAACCACTTGGATTGATTCACGCAGAGCGTTTTCACGAAAGCCTAATGCAACCTGTAGATTAATACTCTGCTGCTGTGCTGCCGCAATTTGATTCTGCAAATCACCAAGCTGTTTGCGCAGGTTAACCACCTCGACGTAGTGCACTTTGGTGTCGTTACCAAGTTCATTTACGTCATACTCCTGATCGTCAATCGTTAAAATTACGGGTTGCTGCTCTTGTTGCTCACTCATACCTACTCCTAGTTGGTTGCTGTTGCTTGTTCCAAAGCTCAAAAAGCGTTTCAATCTTATCTTCTTGAGTTTCAGTGGTTCCGTCTAGTCTACCTAATTTTATCTCAATTGCATTGAGCTGTTGGCGCAAAGAAAGAATTTCTTCCTGCTGGCTCTCTAACGCCATAATCTTGGCGTTCTGAATCAAATCGTCGGGTAACGCGCCTCGCAAACCTAAAGGCCATTCACGAACAAATTTTGCATTTTCCCGAACCGTTATGCTCTGTATATCAATATCGTGCTCAACTGTCGTGATCCGAGTGTCCAACGTAATGTACGCTGTTGTCGCCATCACCAAGCCTGCACCTAAAGCAATAAGGTTCCGTAAAGGAATCTCAACGGTTGTGTCTTCGCTAATCTCCGCCACTACTTGTTCCTGTTATTCCACAGCTCAAACAGTGTGCGGATCTTCTCCTTAATCTGCTCGATATCAGCGTGCATCTTGGCAAGCACGATAACCAAAGTTACAAATCCCAAGGCGATAGGCCAGATAGCCCCGATAGCGTCTAATGCGTCCATACCTACTTCACAATCGTGTATATGATTGTGAAACATATATACAACCCGACACAAACCAAGACACATCCAACTGCAAGACCTGCGTAGTGCATCCGCTGATTTATCTTCTTTACATGTGCATTCTTAGCCTCTAATCGAGCCTTTCGGGCTTTAGCCTGAAACACAATAAAGTCGTCCCATAGTCCAGCCCGTCCGTAGTAGACCATAAAATCTTGCAGCTCTTGCTCTGCCCGAGCTATTTGCTCCAAAGCCATAAATTCTTCTGCGTCAGAAGCAAACAAAGACTTCTTGTTCTTTTGTTGCCTAGCCTTTAGATCTTCTTTAGCATTGACCATCTGACCGATTTGGCTAAAACAATCGTGCAAGTCCTTGCCGTTGCCAATAAACTGCTTAACTACTCCAAAAGCAGTATTAAAGGCAACAAGCTCTGCAATCATTACCAAGGCTTCCTTTTAAGACGCTGTGTAGCCATTACCTGCGCTGATAGCTGCATTAACTGCGGTCATGTCTTCGCTGCCCCAATCTTCTTTGGCGACCATAAGCTCAAGGTGCTGAGTGTTACGATCAACACAGTCTTGACGGTCTTCGGCAGATTCATCCGCCATAGAGTCTCCTGCGATAATCGCGTTGATAAGAGATACACTGTCACCCATTGCTGAGTAGTCTTGTGCTAGTTGTTCTGCTGTTCGGTCTTCCATTGTTTATCTCCTTGTTAAGATTCTAGTGCCTCAATACGGGCGGTTAATGATTCGATAATTGCCTGTTGGTCTTGGATGGCTTTGACAAGGATTGGTAGAAACTTGTTGTACTGAAGCCCGTACTGTTTACCATCCTCAGTTACATTAGATACAAGATTTGTTTTATCAGAAATCTTATATCCAGCAGCTTCTTCAAGAGCTATAACTGGTTGCGCTTTAAAACCAACATCCAGCCAGTCTTCTTTGTGAGTACCGTCTGGAGTCTGTGCATTAAGGTCGTACCCTTCAGCAAACTTATCACCATACTTAGAACGCTTGTCCCAGTAATAAGTTACAGGTTCTAAGGCTTTTACAAAGTCTAAGCCAAGGTCTAGAGGTGTGAAGTCTGTCTTGTCTCGCTCGTCAGATGGGGAAATAGTTTGTACTTGAGCATAAATAGCAACAATATTTTCATCGCCAAGACAGATATTATTGCTATGCGTAGTGATATTGCCGCCCGGACTTCCTGTAAAACCTGCATCATGTCCTAAAAATAGATTGTTGCTACCAGAGGTTACGTTATACCCAGCCGATTTGCCTACTGCCGTATTATCGGTGCCTGTTACAACGCCGTTACTCATTGAGAAATAACCTACAGAGGTATTAGAGCTTCCAGTGGTCATTAGGTCACCAGCAGTAGCACCAATGAGGGTATTTTCAGTGCCTGTGGTTACTGACGCACCCGCATCATATCCCAATGCTGTGTTGTTGGATGCGGTGGTGTTTTTATTAAGTGAGCCTCTACCCACAGCAGTATTATATGCTCCTGTAGTAGTATCACCTAAAGCACCCGAACCTACCGCAGTGTTATAACTTGCTGTAGTGTTGGCTTGCAACGAACCTTTACCAGTAGCTGTGTTTTCTGTGCCTGTGGTGTTTGCGCCTAAAGCGTCATAACCAATTGCCGTGTTGTTACTTGCTGTGGTGTTAGCGTCAAGTGCATTACGACCTACGGCTACGTTGTTAGTGCCTGTTGTGGATGAAGACATCGCACTCGTACCCACAGCCGTGTTGCTATGTGCGCTTGTAGCTACAAAAAGAGTGTTTACGCCTAACGCAACATTACCTTCCCCTGTCATTGCACCGCTTAAAGCACCGTAACCTACTGCAGTAGAGTAGGATGCTGTAGTAGCCCCATCACCAGCAAGACCACCTATGAGCGTATTGTAAATGCCTGTGGTGACTGCGGTTCCTGCAAATGCACCAAGTGCTGTGTTATAGGTGTTAGTAGGTACAGTAAGGTTTTGAGCAGCCAGTGCATTGAAACCAACAGCAACAGAGTAATCGCCTTTTGTGTCAGACGTTAGTGCCTGATGCCCTATTGCAACAACGCCATAGCCTGTCGTGGATGCGTCCAAAGCCAAAGAACCCACTGCTACATTATCAGCGCCTGTGGTGTTTGCTGTTAAAGCAGAATAACCCACCGCGGTGTTATTAATAGCTGTGGTATTTGCACCTAAAGCGGATGCCCCAACAGCTACGTTGTAGTATCCCGTGGTATTTGCATCGGCAGCAAGACCACCAATGAAGGTATTGTGTGTGCCTGTGGTTACTGATAGACCAGCATTACGCCCAACCGCAGTATTATATGTTGCGGTTGTAGAAGTGAAGTTTTGAGTTAATAACGCCTGATAACCAATAGCAGTTGAACTGCCCCCTTTAGTATCTGAACTCAATGCTGCTCTGCCTACTGCTACGTTGTAATCTGCTTCAGTGAGCGCATCTCCTGCTAAAGCACCGATGAGGGTGTTTTCAACGCCTGTGGTTACTGACGCACCCGCATCATATCCCACTGCTGTATTGTAAGCATTTGTTGCCGAAGTAAAGTTTTGATTCTGTAAAACACCATAGCCTACCGCAGTTGACCTTGAACCAAGAGTGTCTGTAGTTAGTGCTGATCGCCCTATTGCCGTGTTTCGGTCTGCGTTAGTAAAAGCATCACCAGCATTGTATCCAAGCAAGACGTTGTTGCCTCCCGTGGTAATTGCGGCTCCTGCGTTGTAGCCAACTGCGGTATTGTTTGGGCCTGTGGTGTTTGCAAATAAAGCACGATACCCACTAGCTGTGTTGTTAGAGGCGGTAGTATTTGCGTATAAACTTTGCTGTCCAGTGGCTGTGTTGTAGCTACCAGTAGTGTTCGTTTGCAAAGTTCCCAAACCAAAGGCAGAGTTATAATTACCTGTAGTGTTCGCTGTTAATGACTGCCAACCTGTAGCTGTGTTTTCTGTGCCTGTGGTGTTTGCGTTTAAAGAGTTGAAGCCCACTGCTGTGTTGTTACTTGCTGTGGTGTTTGCTAATAAAGCACCCCGACCAAAAGCAGAATTATTCTCGCCTGTTGTAGTAAGTTTTAATGCACTTACCCCCACCGCAGTATTATTTGCAGCCGTAGTATTTGTCGTTAATGCCTGATAACCAACCGCAGTATTGTCAGCAGCGGTGGTATTTGCGTCTAAAGCTAAAGCACCTACAGCAGTATTACCTGTGCCTGTGGAGTTTGCGTTTAATGAATTATAGCCCACTGCTGTGTTGTTACTTGCTGTGGTATTTGCGCCTAATGCGTCTCTACCAACGGCAACATTTGATCCGCCTGTTGTGTTGGCTTCTAGTGAGCTGCGACCCAAGGCTGTATTGTTAGATGCTG